GTTAGAGCTCCTTTCCGAAAAAATAAGAGGGGGACAGGAATACCCCATCCCCCTCCGCGGTTATCAGACGCCAACAGCGGCGCCAAAGACCTCATCCAGCATCTGATTGACTTCCTCATCAGTCGCAACCTCAATGCTGTCCAGCTTGATCTTGTCCTCCTTGGACATCAGACCATTTGCCTGGCTGGTAGCAGGCTGATAGGTGGTGTCCTGTGCGGGGATACCGAGAGCAACGATATCCTCCTTGGTCACATCGTCGCCGATGACCGCATGACCCTGATTGTCCTTACCGACCTTCTTGAAGCCGGCTTCGACCGCCTCAGCGGCAGGGTGAGTGTAGACCACGGTCTCCTGGCCATTGATCTTGATGTTGCCGTTGACCTCGGACTTCTCCACCTTGGTCGCGCCGGAGGCAATGTCCTTCAGCGCGGCGGTGATCTTGCCTTCAATGGCGGCCATTACGGTGGCGTACTCGTCCTCGTCGCCGCCAATACCGGCAACGATACCGTTCAGCTTGGTGATGGCGGCGTTCATCGCGGAAGCGTCATTGGGGTGATCCTGAATCCACTGAGCAATCTCAGTCAGAGTATCCAGGGCCTCCTGGGCGCCCTCGGGGATCAGCTGAGCGGCCAGCTCCTCGTTGGCGATGGTGCGGGCGCTCTTACCAGCATCCGTACCGATCAGAGTGGCCAGATCGGCGCCGGAAGCCTTGCCGTCCAGCACAGCCTTCAGAGCGGTATCCAGATCGGCCTCAGAGATCTGAGCCTTGTAGGCCAGGGCCGCCAGACCCGTCACCGCAACATCCTTGCCGGCAACAGACAGAGTGCCGTTGGTAGCACCAGAAGCAATCAGAATGTCCACCATCTTGTCGGCGATGGCCAGGGCAACGCCGTTGACCTTAACGCCTACCAGGGACTTGGATTCGACCTTGCTGATCTCACCCTTGGTGCGCTGAGCCAGAAGCTTCATCTGTTCGAGAGTAGTGTGTTTAGACATAAATATGTCCTCCTTAAAAATATTTGTTTACGGCTCTTCGCCGAAAACATCATCGAGAATGTCCTCCACCTCTTCGTTAGTGGCGGTATTGTCCGGAGCCTCAGGATTTTCGGGAGGTATCCAGGAGGACTGGAATGCATTGTCGAGGACTTCCTGAACCTCTGCATCTGTAGCAGTATTTTCCCGGATGACCTCAAGGATCTGGGCCTTCACGTCTCCATCGATGTGGGTGGGCGGCATCAGTTGTGTGGGGTCAAGCGCGTACATGATCTTGCTGGCCAGACACCATACCGTGTCTTTCTGAACCCCATCCTTAATGCCGGAAACTCCGATTTTGAGATTGATTCCGGCCCGTTTCAAACACTCAGCCGGAATAATGCATCGGTCATCCGTCAACGCCACAGGCGGCTGCTGTACGCCGCCGGCTTCAAAGACAGCCGATTTGGCATAACCATCCCAGCTCTGATCAAAGCGGAACTCCACAATATAGAGCTTGTCGGAGTTCTGTACCAGACTCTCATCCTTGACCAGATGGGCATAGGTTGCTTTCACTGCGATCTCCATGGGCTTCGCCTCCTTGCTTACTGAATGGCCCCGTTCCCCGACAGCTCCAGCCGGATCAGGTTGACCGTCAGGTCCGCCGCCGGCTCTGTGTCGCAGGTCAGGGTGAGAAAGCCCGAGGTGGTGATGTTCTTGGGCTGCACATTGCAGTCGAGGAACTCCTCCTTACAGGCTTCGTCCGCGCTGAGGAAATACTTGTGGGTGCCCAGGGCCAAAAGCCGCTCGTCCGCAATGGTGACGCTCCCCTCCGACCACCCCTCGGCGGGGATGACCAGGTCGAAGGAGATACCCAATACGTCGCCGGCGCCCGTACCGTTCAGGCCGTTGTAGACCGAAATGGTGTAGGTAGACCCGTCTGTCATATGCACCGTGTAAATATCCGTGGTGCCCGGCGAGTGGTCACCCTTGGTCAGCCGGATGTCCTGGATGCCCACGCCGATGGGGCCTTGCAGCTCACAGCTGATGTGGCTGTCGTAATAGGCCCCTGTCTCCGCGTCCCAGATCCACCAGGTTCCATTTTGAGGCTTGGGCGGCTTGCCGCTGTACTGCTCCGCTTTGGCTGCGCTTCCGGCGGCCTCTGCGGCGCTGTCAAGGGCGTCGGCCTTGGCCTGTTCCGCGGCTGTCCTGGCCGCTTCTGCGTCCTCCTTGGACTGGGCGGCGGTCAGGGCGTCCTCCTCGGCGCTCTCTTGGGCGGACAGGGCGGCTTCCTTCGCCGCTTCCGCGCCCGCTTTGGCGTCTTCCGCCTTGGTCTCCGAGGCCTTTGCGTTGGTTTCACTAACCTTGGCCGCGTCCCGCGCCGCCTCCGTGGCGGTCCTGGCTTCCTGAGCCGCTGCGGCGTCTGCCGTGGCTTGGGCACCCAGGGTCTCCACCTGATTGCGGACCTCCTTAGCCCGCTCTTCTGCCGCCTTGGCTTCGGCCTCGCTGAGAGCAGCGGCGTTCTTGGACTCCTCCGCCTCTCTGGCCTGTTGCAGAGCCGTCTGCTCCGAGGCCTTGGCGTTCTCCTCCGAGGTTCCGGCCCGTTCCGCTGCGTCAACGGCGAGGTCCGCGTACCCCTCCGCCGCAGTCTCCGAGGCTTTGGCGTTGGTTTCAGACTGGGCGGCTTTCCCGGCGGAGTCCAGGGCTTCGGCCGCCTTCTGCCCGGCGGTGTCCGCCTCGTTCTTGGCTTTTTCCGCGGAGGCCTTGGCGGAGTCCTTGGCCGTGGCGGCAAACTCCATGGCGCTGGAGGACTCCTTATTCATGGCGGCAAGGGCGTCGTGGATGGAACCCCGCACCTCCTCACCGTAGATCGCCTCCAGAATCTTCTTCAAAAAACTGCTGATGTCGGCCAAATCGGACCACCTCCTAATCTTCCAGCATCCAGTCGATGGCCAAAATTTCCTCCCCCGTCAGGTTCCCCTCCGCTTCGCTGTACTTGGCGGTCATCAGCTCCACCTCATGGGTCATCTCGTTGAAGGGAGCCAGCTCGTCACAGAACGTCTTGAAATTGGGGGACTCCATTTTGAGGACAAAGGTGGGCTGCCCCCGTTCATCCTTCCCTTCCTCTCCGTACTTCTCGATCAGGCTGAGGCGGATGGTCTCATATTCCACCAGGGAGTTGGAGAGAAAGCGGTAGTTCCGGGCGGCGATGTAACCGATCCGATCCCGCCGGGACAGCAGTGGCTTGAGCGAGTGGAGCCGCTCAAACACTTCGGAATTTTTTAACATTTTCTTCATGGCTGTGTCATGCTCCTGTTCCTAAATCCAGACCTTGGACGTCTGCGGCGCTGAAATCCACGACCCCCTTGAAGTAGACGATCCCGTTGCGGCTCTGGCCGATGGTGATGTATCCGCCGCAGGGGCTGTAAATGTTAATGAGAGGGGCGTCGCCCTCGAAATATTCGATGGCCAGCATGTGGTAACGGCTGCTCCCGAAAGGACCGTAGAGGTTGAAGCTTCCGAAATCGCCCCCGGCGATGACGTTGAATTCCTCGCCATAAAACTCTCCGCCCTCGATGACCGGGGAACGGATCGTGGTCTGGTCGATGTAGGTGCTCTTGATGTACCCCGGCATCTCGATGGAGTCGGCCAGCTTGTAAGCCCGGTTCGCCCGGTCGTAGGCCAGCTCCGCCTCATAGTAGGCGTCGTCCGCCAGATTATAGGCGTTGTTCGCCAGGCTGTACGCCGGGTTGGAGTGGAGGTTCTGGTTGTTCACCTGGGCCCAGTTGATGGTGCTCCCGGCCCCCATGGTCACCTGGCCGTTGATGGTGATAAGGCCCGTCGGCCCCACGGCGAAGGTGACCGCCCCAGTGCTCTTGTTGGTGACGGTCAGGCCGTACAGGTCCAGATATCCGGCGGTAAACTTCTCTTTGGCCAGGTCCATCATGCTGTTGCCGTACTTGTCCAAAAAGTCCTCCGCCTGCACTGTGCCGCCGAAGGTCCCCTTGGCTCCTGCCAGCGTCCCCGCGAAGGTACCCCGCCTGGCGTAGAGGTTACCCTGCTCGTCCACGGTGAAGTTTCCGTTCCCGATGTTGATGGAGCCCTTCTTCATGGTCAGGGTGCCCTTGTCCAGGTCCAGGATCACGTTGGAGTTGTAGTCCCGGATGACGCCCACCCGAAGCACGTTGCCATTCAGCACCCCCGCTGTGATGTAGTCGGCCACGATGGCCCCGTCCATGGTGATGGCCAGCCCGAAGGTCTTCCCACCGTCGTTGGAGTAGCCCAGGCCGTTCATGTTCCACTTCCAGAGCTTGTCAGCCTTGGTGTAGTCTCGGACGTTGGAAATATAGAGGGTGTCCGAGCCGTGCTCGTCCCTCGTGATGGTGATGTAGCCCGTGGTGGCCATGTTCATGATGTGGGTGGCGTTCTCCTGGGCTTCCTTGAGGATGTTGTGGGCCTTGGGGAGGTTTTCGATCTTGTCCAGCACGGCGGCGTTGGTCTGGTTGCTCACGCTGGTAAGGCTCACCTGTACCGAATCCCCCATTTTGAACTGGGTGTTCTCCGGGGCGTCCAGCGGGATCTCCAGCCTGGTCACCGGGAAGAGCCGGTCCAGCCCGTGGGGGCGGGAGATGACCCGGATCTCGTCCAGCAGCTTCACCGCCTCGGTCTCCACGTCCAGATAGTGCAGGTCCAGGGCGGAAAGCTCCAGCTCCAGGTTGTCAAACTGAAGGTCCGCCAGATACTCCCTGGCCTTCTCCAGCAGCACCTGGGGGTCGCTCACATCGTCCCAGTTCACCGTCTTCGCGATCCAGCCATGCCTCGCCACTGCCTCGTCGGATTGGACGTACAGGCTTCCGCCGTTCACGCTCTCCACCGTCAGATAGGCGTCTAGCGCCTCGATGGGACTGTCGTCCAGCCGGTTCCCCAGAGGGACGATGGCCGTGGCATACTCGGCGGAGTCCCAGTTCCGGACAAAGTCCAGCAGGTTGGACCCGAACTGGATCACCTGGCTGCATGTGTCCGGGTAGTCCTTCAGATAGTCCAGATACCGCACCCCGTCCGCCTTGCGCACCCGGAGATGGCCGCCATAGGCTTCCGCCAGGGCGTTGAGTGACTCCAGGGTCTTGCCGTAGTTGGTGTAATAGGTGGGGAAGGCCTCATCTACCACCGTCACCGCCCCGATGGCGAACCGGCGGTTCTCACCCACCTGCCCGTTGTGGATGGCGATGAGCTGGTCGAGGTACTCCCGGACCGATTTCCCGGCATACTCCGCTGGCGGCTGGACCGAGTCGTTGAAGAAGGCCAGCTCCCCCTCGCAGTAGAGCACCCGGTTGTTCCAGAAGTCCCGGCTCTCCGACAGGGCCCGTCCCGCCCAGATCTCTTCTCCGTTCTTTTTCACGGAAATATCCGTGACCATGCGGACGATGGTGTCGTAGGCCGCGTTGGTGGGCGGAAGGGTCATCTCCAGAGACCCGGCGGCGCTGTCCTCCAGAGTCAGCTTGGGGTTGACCACCTTCATGTTGTCCAGGGAAAAGACGTCGTTGTAAATGCACACACCGTCTGCATAAATGCTATACATGGGTCACAACCTCCCCTGTCTGAAGTCCACGGAGACGGACCCCGTTCCCGTGTCGCACCACAGCTCCAGCGTGGCGCCCAGGTCGCCGAAGAACACAAACTCCGGGAACTGGATGACCCCGTCGGGGAGGAGCTTGGTCTCGTCCAGCCCCAGCGTGGGGTTGATAAAGCGGATGTGTACCCCCCGCTTATCCGAGCTGCTCACCCGGAACACGGGGCACACCGGAGCCCGCCCGAACAGCAGCGCCGCCAGCTTCACCGCCCGGATCTCCTCCGTCACCGCGATGTCCTTGAACACGGCGGGGCGGATGACGCCATTTTGAAAGTTGAAGGGGTCCCACAGCCAGTCGTCCGTGGAGGACAGGACTGACCACTTGTAGGGCCCCACGTCATAGTCGATGGTGATGCGCGACCAGTCCTTCTCCGACTTCCAGACGTTGATGGTGAACCGCCCCTCGTAGAAATACTCCGGGTCGTCCTCCAGCACTGCCCGCAGCTTCTGCCCGTGCAGATAGTCCATGATGTCGGAATAGGCCATGTGCCAGGGCTTGAAGTCGTTCATCACGATAAACTCGATAGAGCCCGTCCGGTTTTGGTACACCGGATACCCGGTCAGGGATTGGGACAAGTCGATGACCCCATCCCCGCCGGGGATTTCCAGCGTCTTCACCTTCTGGGCCGGCGGATTGAACACGGGCCGGGAGGCGGGGACCAGCCGCCAGTCATCCCAGGTGTTTTTCCCGCCAATGGTGATGGAATGATACACGGCTCAGTTCCCCCTTCCTCTCCGTGTCGCCCTCTGTCCAAGGGCGTTGTCCATGGGTCCCGCCATCTCACCGACCAGAGTGCCGGTGTCCAGCACGACCCGCATCCGCTCCATGCGCTCCGTCATCTCTGCCATTTCACTGCGCAGGGTGCGAAGCTCCTCAATGATGTCGTCGTTGTCTACCTTGACCGTCATCCGGTTCTCCCCGGAGGCGTTTTGGAACGCCAGGCTGGCCTGTCCCGCCAGGCGGATGGACCGCAGGGGGTAGAACAGGCTGTCGATCTGGGTCGAGGCCCCGGTGAGGTCAGACAGGTCCAGCACCGGGCGTATGGTGGGCCGCATCTCCGCCTCGCCGCTCAGCAGGTCGGGGAGTCCAGCAATGGCGCCGGAAAGGCCGTCCACGGCGGAGTCCGCCATGTCTGCGCCGGCGGCAAAGGACCTTTCGGCATAGCCGGCCAGTCCGCTGACAAAGCCAAGGCCGGTGAAGGACCCCAGCTCCCGGAAGACCCGGGAGGGAGAGTTGATCTCCAGCGTGTTCTTCACCGCCTCCACGCCCGCCAGCGCCATACTGGTCAGCTCGTCGATAAAGGTGGATTTGGACTGGGCCACGCCCTGGGCGAGGCCGGCGGGAATTTGCTGTCCCGTCTCCGTCCACCCGGCTTCCGACAGGATTTTCCGGGCCGCCTCGGTCATTTCCGCCATCTTGGCTTCCGTGTCCCGCTTGATCAGGCCCACATTTTCCGAGAATTCCTGCCGGAGGGAGGCCAGCTGACGGCTGGTATCCTCCTCCAGCTGGGCCATTTCGCTCTGCCAGGTCAGCCGGTACTCCTCCAGCTCCACCGCCGCGTCCGCCCGGAGCTGCGCGATCTGCTCCTGGGTCTCCACCCGAAGCCCCTCCAGTTCCGAGGTCGCCTGGTCACGGGCCTGGGCGTGCTTGATGGACCAGAGGGAGACATACTTCTCCAGCTCGTCGTCGCTCATGGAGTTCAGCGCCCGGATCTCTTCGATGGCAGAGGGCCCCATCTCCTGAAGCTCCGCGATCAGGTCCGAGTCAACGCCCCTGGCGGAGAGCTGACCCAGAATATCCTGCCACTCGCCAAACTCCTGGACCTGACCCTCCAGATTCTGCATCAGCGTTTCACTGCTGACCGCTTCCTTCTTCGCGACCTCGTCAAAGAGGCCGTAGGACTGGTACAGGCTCTTGGTCCGGGACTCCACCGCGTCCTGATACTGCTGGTTCAGGGATTCGATGTCCCGTTCCAGCTGCTCGTTGATGGACTTGACCTTGTTGGCATAGGCCTCCTCCAGCTGGATGCGCCGCTGGTTGGCGGATTCCTGAACGCTCTGCACGTCGGCGATGTACTGCTGCTGGGCCTCGTAAATTTCCTGCTCCAGCCGGTAGACCTCCCGGTCCAGCTTCTTCCGCTCCTCGGTGCCCTTGGCGTACCGGCTCTGGACCCGCTTGTAGGCGGCCAGCTCGTCGGCCAGGCTCAGACGGTTGTAATACTTTTCCTCCTCGATCCAGTCCATGGAGTTCTGATAGGACTCGTCCACAAGCTGGTTGCGGAGGGTGAAGACCTTCCGGTCCAACTCCATCCGTTCCTTGCTGCCCTCCAGATACCGGGCCTGCATCCGCTCATAGGCGGCCAGCTCCTCCTCGGTGCTCAGGCGCTTGTAATACTTCTCCTCCTCGATCCAGTCCAGGGAGGCCTGGTAGGTGGCGGAAACCAGTTCATTTTGAACCCGATAGACCTCCCGGTCGATCTTCATCCGCTCCTCACTGCCGGCCCTGTACTTCTTTTGGAGGTTTTCCCATCCGGCCAGCTCGTCCATCAGGCTCAGCTCGCCGTAATACTGCTTCTCGTTGATCCAATCCTCAAAGGCATCGACGCCCTTCTCGCTGACGGCGATCACCTCGTCGATCATGCCGGAGGCGGCCTGTGCGGCAGGGACGATGCTGTTGTTGACGCCGATGGCCAGACCCTCGCCCACGTTTTCGCCCAGATGGATGAATTCCCGGGAGGGGGAGTGGCTGTCCAGCGCCTTCTTTGCCGCTTCCAGAGCGGCCAGGCCCAGGCTTCGGCCGGCGGACCTTGCGCCGCCCAGCTTGGAGTTGATGCCGTTGATAAAGCCCTGCCCGGCGTTCTTTCCGGCGGTCTCGAACTCCGGCTTCATGCGGTTGATGTTGGATACGGCGGTGGAGAGCACCGTCCTCATCGCGTCCCCCACCGTTCTGGAGTGGGCCGTGATGGATGCTTCCATGGTCCGCATCATATCCGATGTCGATGTCCGGATGGCCGGGACCTTCCCGTCCACAATGTTCGCCAGCGACTGGACCACCGTCTCCATGGCCCCGTTTGTCACAGGGAGGTTGGAGAGGACGGCGCCGCTGACGGTGGACAGCATACTGGACACGGCTTTGTTGACCGTGTCGCCGCAGTTGTAGAAAGCGCTGGTAAAGCCGGAGATGCCGGCGTCTCCCATCTTCTTCATGCTGTCGGCAAAGCCGGTCAGACCGCTGGTGTTGACCCCTGCGGCCCCCTCAGCCAGCTCCAGCAGGCTCCATACCTGTGCGACCACGTCGGCCATCCGCCCGGTGTCGATGCCGGAGATTTGGCCGTAATAGTCCTTCATGGCCGCGCCGAACTTGGAAATATCCCCGCCAAAGGAGGCCAGCGTCTGGTCTCCGCCGAACCACTTGTCAAACAGACTGCTGTCCGGCAGGCCGGAGGCGAGGTTGGAGAGAGCCTCCGCCGCGTTGGCCGAGGCCGTCACCACGTCCGCCTTCACATTGCTGATTGCCTCCGCATAGGCGGAAAGGTCCGCGCCAAACAGCGTCAGGTCATCGCCAAAGGCGGCCAGGTCGGTCCCTCCGGTAAAGAAGGACAGCAGGCCGCCCGTGTTGGGAAGGGCCTTTGCCAGCTCCACCAGGGCCATTCCGGCGGAGGCGGAGCTTTCCACCGCTTCCGGCCGAATATCCGCCACAGCGTCGCCGTAGGATTTCATGGCCGCGCCGAAGGGGATGATGCCCGCCGCAAAAGCGGCCAGGTCCTGGCTTCCGTTGAAGAATTCCATCACACCGCCTACCAGGGGAAGGGCCTCTTGCAGCCGCGCCAGAGACTGGGCGGCAGTGGCCGAGGCGGTGATGGCTCCGGTGTTGATGTCGGCCACGGCATCCCCATAGGACTTCATGGCCGCGCCGAAGGGTACGATGCCGGCGGCAAAGGTTCCAAGGTCGTTGCCTCCGTTGAAGAATGCCATGACCCCGCCCACATTGGGCAGGTCGGTTTGCAGCTGTGCCAGCGCCTGGGCCGCCACAGCGGAGGCCGTGACCGCGTCGGCGTTGATGCCGGAAACCGCTTCGGCATAGGACTTCATAGCGGCCCCAAAGGGCACGATGCCCTCCGAGAATACCCCAAGGTCATTGCCGCCGGTAAAGAACTCCATAAGCCCGCCCACCTGGGGAAGGGCCGCCTGGAGCTGTGCCAGGGATTGAGCGGCAGTGGCAGAGGCCTCTACCGCGCTGGAGTCGATGCCGGCCACCGACTCGCCGTAGGCTTTCATCGCTTCGCCGAAGGGGATGATGCCCTCGGAAAATTTCCCAAGGTCATTCCCGCCGGTGAAGAATTCCATGATGCCGCCTACATTGGGGAGGGACGCCTGGAGCCGGGACAGCGCCTGAGCCGCAGTAGCGGAGGCGGATACCGCCCCGGCATCGATGCCGGATACGGCGTTTCCGTAGGAATTCATGGCCTCGCCGAAGGAGAGAATCCCCTCTGCGAACAGGCCAAGATCGTTGCCCCCGGTAAAGAAGCTCATCACCCCTCCCACATGGGGAAGAGATGCCTGGAGCTCTGCCAGGGCCTGGGTGGCGATAATAGAGGCGGAAACCGCCCCCGCGTCCATTCCGCTCACCGCGTCGGCATAGGCCTTCATGCCCTCTCCAAAGGGGAGAAGGCCGTTTGCGAAGGTCTCCAGGTCGTTGCCGCCGGTAAAGAAATCCACCACGCCGCCAATATTGGGCAGCGAGGCTTGCAGCTCCGCAAGGGCCTTCGCCGCAGTGGCGGAGGCGGTTACGGCTGCGCTGTCCATGTCGGTCACGCTGTCGGAGTAGGCCTTCATCGCCTCCCCGAAGGGCACCAGCTGTTCCCCGAAGGTCTCAAGGTCGTTGTCGCCTGTGAAGAAGGCCACCAGGCCCCCGGTGTTGGGCAAGGTGTTTGCCAGCTCCACCAGGGTCTGTCCGGCGACCGTCGAGCTGGCGACTGCGTCGGTATCCAGCCCAGTCACCTCCTGGGCATAGCTTTTGATGGACGCCCCGAAGGACACCAGCTGCTCGCCGAAGGTGGCAAGGTCGTTGTCGCCAGCGAAGAAGGCTACGGCTCCGCCGGTGTTGGGCAAAGTAGCCGCCAGCTCCGACATGGCCTGTCCGGCAATGGCGGAATTGGTGACCGCCTCCACATCAAGCCCCTTGACCGCGTCGGAATAGGCTTTGATGGCCGCTCCGAAGGGTACGAGCTGTTCGCCGAAGTCGTCCATGTCGTTGTTGCCGGCAAAGAAGCCCACCGCCCCTCCTGTGTTGGGGAGGGTGGCAGCCAGCTCCGCCATGGCCTTACCGGCGATGGCAGCATTTTGAACCGCGTCGGTGTCCAGCCCCTTGATGCTTGCGGCGAACTTCATCATGGAGCCGCCGAAGCCCACAAGCTGGTCGCCGAAGGACCCCATGTCGTTCTCTCCGGCAAAGAATCCCGCGATGCCGCCGCTGTTGGGCAGGGTCGCGGCCATCTCAGCCAGGGTCTTTCCAGCGATTGCCGCCGTGCTGACCAGGTCGCCGTCCAGTCCGGTAATGCTGTGGGAGAATTTCTTCATGGCCTCGCCGAAGGGCACCAGCTCCTCGGCAAAGGTGGAAAGGGACGAGCCGCCGGTGAGCCAGGAGGTCAGACCCTCCAGCAAATCGGCCGCCGTAATCAGCATGATCGCCCCGGTGAGGGCCTTGACGCCCTCCAGCATGGCCGGGTCGATACCTCTTGCCCCGTCGATAAAGGGCTGTATGTTGGTCATAAAGGCGGCCAGGTCCATGCCGATCTGGGGGAAGGAGCCGGATACCCCGCTCATAAATCCGCCCACGATGCCGCCGATAAAGCCGCCAATGGCGTTCCCGATGGTCTGCAAGAGCTGACCACCCTCGCTGATGAGCCACTCCAGGCCGGGGATCTGCGCCAGCGCGCCCACCGCCGCCAGAACAATGGCCAGCTCTGCGATGACAACGCCCAGACCAAGCACACCCACCATGGCGGAGGGGATCAGTCCGGCCAGAGCGCCCAGCGCCACCATAATGCCGCTCAGCAGGCCGATTCCGGCGATGCCCTTCAGCAGCGCGTCGGTGTCGATGCTTCCCAGCGCCGATACGATGCCGGAGAAGAAGGACATCAGCAGGTCCACCACCGACTGGATCAGGGTGGGCATGTTGCGGGCCAGCCCGTCGATCACCGCGATCAGGAACTGCATGATGGAGTCCACGATCTGGGGCGTATAGGCCACCAGGGCGTCCAGCACCCCGGCAACCAGCTCCAGAGCGCCCTCGGCGATGGCCGGGACACACTCCACCAGAACGTCCACCATGGTGAGGACAAGGGTCTTGACGGCCTCGCCAATGGCAGGAGCGCCATTCGTAATGACCTGTGCAAAGGCCACCACCGCCTCACCCAGCTTCTCCGCAATGGCCGGGATCAGCGCCGCGATGCCCGTGATGATAGAGGTCAGGCCGGCCACGATAATGGCTACGCCCGCTCCAAGGGAGGTTGCCAGGGCCGTAATGCCCACCGCAATGGCGGATAGGCCGGTTCCGACAAGGAGCAGACCTGCCCCAACGCCGGCAACACCAACGCCGATCAGAGCGAAGGCGCCGCCCAGGCCAAGAATCGTCGGCAGCAGCGGAGTGAGCAGTGCGCCGGCCGTTCCGATGACGGCAAAGGCGCCGGCCACCGTGACCAGCCCCTTGGCAATGGCTTCCCAGCTCATGCTGCCCAGCGTAACCAGCACCGGCGTCAGCACTGCCAGCGCGGCGGCAGCCACCAGCATGGCGGCGGAACCGCCCAACGTGCCGTTCATGAAGTTCAGACCAACGGCCAGCTCGGCCAGAGCCCCGCCCATGGTGACCAGGCTCTTTGCGACAGCCTCCCAGCTCATGCCGCCCATGGACCGCATGGCGTCGGCAATGATGTTCAGCGCGGCTCCCACCGCGATCAGGCCCGCCCCCATGGTTACCATGTTCCGGGGCATAAAGCGCATGGCCACGGCCACCTCTGCCAGGGCTCCGCCCATAGCCAGCAAGCCCTTGCCGATCTCTGCCAGAGACATCCGTCCGAAGTCCGCCATAGCGGAGGCAAATATCTTCATGGCCGCGCCAATCTCGATCATGGCGGCTCCGGTGGTGATCAGCCCCTTGGCGCTTCCGGCCAGCTTGGTAAAGGCCGTGATCTCCAGCAGGACCGCGCCGATGGCGCTCAGCCCCTTGACCAGCTCGCCAACACCCATCTGGGCAAAGTCTTTGCAGGCCGAGGCCAGCACCTTCATAGCGCCGGCCAGTACCAGAACGCCCGAGGCAGTGACCACCGACCTTCCGCTGAACTTGGCCGCGTTCATGAAGAGCGATACCTCTGCCAGCAGCACACCGACGCCGATCAGACCCTTTGCCAGTCCGGCAAGGTCCAGCTGGGCCAGGTCGGCGCAGGCCGAGGCCAGTATTTTGATTGCCGCGGCAAAGACCACCATCTGGGCAGAACCCTTGATGATGGAGCTTGAACCGGAGCCCAGCACCTTCGCGGCTGCCACCAGGGCAGCCATCAGTCCGGCGATGCCCGCAAGCCCCGCCGCCATCTGTTCCGGTTCCAGCGTGGCAATGCTTTTCAGCGCGGAGGCCAGAATCAGGACCGAGGAGGAGAGGGCGATCATTGCCGTGGAGCGCTTCATTGTTCCGCGGACATTCAGGTCCAGCTTTCCGAACACCGCCATGGCCGCCATCAGCTCGGTAAAGAGCACCGTGATGGCCCCCAGGGACGCCGTCAGCTTTTCACTGTCGATCAGGGAAATGGTGAGAATGGATGCGGACAGCACCGCGACAGCGGCCGCGATCTTCAGCAGGGCCTTGGCGTTGACGTCATTCTGCCAGGCCTGGAAACAGCCCTTTACGCCGTCCAGAATCCCGATCACGCCCTCCTTGATGCTGCCGACGCTGTCTGTGACCTCCCGGAAGGAGTCCAGGAACTTCTTAATGCCCAGGGCGATAGCACCCAGGGAGACGCCGTTCAGCAGGTCGATGACACCGCTGAAATTCGCGTTGCTCAGGCTCTCCACCAGTGCGCCGGCAAGGCCGCCGAATACGCCGATGATGCCAGAGACCAGGGTCTTTGCGCCGTTGAAAATGGTCTGGAGCATTTGCAGGAATTTGCTGTTCTCCAGGGCGGAATCCATAGTGTCCGCCGCGTCGCTGACCCCGCCGCCCAGGCCGCTCACCGCGTCGATGACCTGCCCAATGCGGGTCTGGATGCGTCCCAAAAGCGCCTGGAAGGATTCCAGGCCTGGGGCAGCAAAGGCGTCGGCGAGAAATCCGGTCAGTCGCTCGATCCCGGACACAACAAACTCCAGCGCCGAGGCGACCGTCTGGGCCACCATTCCAAAGAACTCTCCCTGCTTGGCCGCCTCGTTGATGCCGACCAGGAAATCTCCGATCCCTGCGGTTATGGTGAGAATGCCGTCAGCCAGGGAACCGGCTCCGCTGCCCAGAGGCGCCAAAGCGTTGAAAATCGCCAGAGCGCCCTGCCGCACCAGGTCCAGCACTGAGAAAAGCCCCTTGAAGGTGCGCCCCAGCTTGTCCGCCGTCTCCTCGGAGAGGGTCAGCCGCTCAGAAAAGCTGCGGAGAGTCTCCGTAAGAGAGTACAGCTGGTCGGCGGTTGCGGGCGGAAAGATTTCGCGGAATGCGTCCTTGATGGGGGTAATGACGCTGACCAGGCCCTTAGCCGCATTCCAGACCGCCTGGATCAGGTTTTCCCGTCCGGAGGGGCGCAGGATCTTTTCCGTAAACTCCTCCATGGAAACCGAACCATTTTGAAGTCCCTTGTCCAGGGCTTCAATCTGCTCGATCATCTCCGCGGTGTATCCGGCCGCCTTGCGCTCCTCCTGGGACATGCCGGTCATCTTCTCCCGCAGGTTATGGACCGCCTGCGTCAGGGTCTCGGAGGATACGACCCCGTCCGTCAGCCCCTGCTTCAGCGCGTCACTGAAGCTCTCCGAGTCGGCCACCAGCTTGTCAAAGGCGTCGCCGCTCTCTCGGGCCACCTCCTGGATGGATTCAATGAACCCGCCCTCATCGGCGATGCCCTGGTCCAGCAGCTGCTTCCAGCCGGAGCTGAGACCGCCGCTGAGTAATTCGTTTCTCGCCTGGGAGGTCTCGCTGATCACGCCGCCAATGGCGTCGGACACCTCGGTCAGCACTTCCTTGGCTTCCTCAAAGTCGCCAACCAGGATTTCCCATGTGGTGGTCCAGCCGGACTGAGCGCTCTCCTTCAGGGTGTCCCAGAGCTGGGTAAAGGTCTTGACCTTGGTGGCGGCGTCCTCCGCCGTCTTCGCCATTTGGGCGATGTCCCGGGCCTGGGCCTCCGAGAATCCCTGCTGGATCAGGTCGGCCTCGCTGTACGCGCCGGCAAACTGCTTCAGGGTCTCGGTAAGCACCTCTGTGGTGAGCCACTCGCCTCTGGTGAGGGACTCCCGGAAGGAGCCGTACATATTGATGGCGTTCTGCGCGCCGGTGCCCAGCAGCTCGGAGGTGCGCACCAGGGCGTCCTGGAACACCTTGCCGCCCATACCGGCGTTGACCACAGAGTTCCAGTCCATCAGGGAGACCTTGCCTGCGGCCAGGGCCTGGGAGAGCTGGTACATGGCTGTGGATGCCTGCTGGGAGGTGGAGCCCGAAATGGCCGCCAGGTTAGCGATACCCTTGATGGAGTCCACCGAGGTCCGCAGGTTGACGCCGGCCGCGGTGAACGTGCCGATGTTCCGGGTCATCTCGGTAAAGTTGTAGATGGTCTTATCCGCGTAGGTATTCAGCTCATCCAGGGCCCGGTTCACCTGCTGGAGGTTGGTCCCCTCGTGCTGGGTGTTGGCCAGGATGGTCTGCACCGCCCCGATCTGGGTCTCATACTCCTGAAAACCCGTTTTAATGGGGTCGATTATCAGGGCGGACACGAGCCGCTTTCCCGTGTTCACCGCCGAATTGGTGATGTTGGAAAGAGTCGTCATGGCGACGACCTGGAACGCCGAAAATTTGGCCTGGACCGTCTCCGCAGACTTGCCGAGGACGGACATGTCGCACCGCTTCGCCGCGTCCCCAAGCCCGTCAAGGCTCTTGGCGGCGTTGTCCAGGTCCAGTCCCCGCTTGAGTTTGTCCAGCGTAGACAGGCTGGTCTGCACGTTCTGCTCGAACTGCCGGTTATCAAACCGCATTTCAACGATTCTCTCGTCGATCGTCCTGCTCATGACCGAGTCACCTCCTTCCAGGCGTATTCTGCTATCTGGTCAAAAATAGGCTGGATCGCAGGGTTGATGTAATCTCTTCCCTGTACCCAGCCTCCGGTCCCCGTGCCATGCCCGTATTGGAGAAGGATGGCGATGGGGACTCCATTTTGAATGTTGGAATTGTGAAACGAGATGGTGATGGTGTTGTTCTTGTTGGTAATCTCGTAATACCAGGAGGCGGCCGTTTCTCCGGAGTCAACCGGGGTTGCGGACGAGAGGGCCGCCACCCCCGCCCGGCCATACTTGTTCAGATCGCCGAGACGGACGGCCTCCTTTGCCCGTTCCATAAACCGGGTCAGCTTCGAGAAATCCCCCGTATGTCTGAAATGGATCACGTTCGGCCACCTCCTTCAAGATCAGCTTTTCTGTTTCCAGCCCTCGATGGCTTCCTTGAATTTATCGAAGCCGAACATGGCCGCATAGGCGGACATCAGCCCCACCACGATGGCGGCCGCCACCATGTACCAGGCGATGTCGATGCCCTTTACCGAGGCATAGGCCCCTCCCAGGGCCAGCGTCAGCGCCTCTGATACGAACAGCGCAACCAAGTTTGTGGGAATTTTGTCCCAGGTGATGCTCTTGACCACCTGCACGATGATGTTGGTCAGGATGGTGATTCCGCCAACAAGCATCAGCAGCGAGGAAATGATTTCCGCAGTCATCGATACTCCTCCTTAAATTGCCGGGCTCTCCACGGAGCCTACCGGCGTCTGTGAAACATTGGTGTTGAAATTGGCGGCCTTTGCCGTTTCAAAGGTGATGCCGCCCTCCCGGTGGTCGGATTTGCACAGGTTCAGATAAAAGCTGCACACCATGCCATGGGCGCCCCAGGGGAGCCCCACCATAGCGCCGATCCACGGAAGCGCGCCGGTGTATCCCTTGTAGACACAGTAAAAGGCCAGTAAAAAACCGCCGACAGTCACGACCCACAGCAGGGGACGAATGTCGGCGATCATCCATTTTGAAAACTGCGACAGGTCCGGCTTTCTTCCAGCTTTGCCTCTGGTTCGGCTTGTACGATTTCTCATCACGCAAGCCCCACCATCTTCGCAAGCCGGTAGAAGAGCTGGGCGGCCTGTTCACGGGTCAGCCCGGACGGCCACATCATGTTCGGCTTTCCGTCCACTGCGGTTCCGTTTCCGGCAAACAGCCCGACGCTTATACACCAGTCCCGCGCTTCCTGGGACCAGTCGCCGCAGTTGTTGTTCTGAAGACCTTTGAGATGATCCGTCATGGCGGCGGAGAACATCTCATTGAATTTTGTCTGGTCCATATCCTCGTCCTCCTCAGACAGTTTTGCATTTACCTCATCGGCGATCTGCCCGTGGCGGCTGTAAAGCCAGTCCCCTGGGCACGCCTTTGCCGCAAACCAGCGGTGGACGGTCATGTTCTGCTTATCCACCTGCCCGATCAGCGACTTGTCGCCCTTCCAGAGCAGCCGTTTGATCCCGTTTCTCCGGCAGATGTCCACCAGGAGGGCGATCAGGGACCGATAAGCCGCGTCAGATACCGGCCATCCCTGGTTGGCTCCCCCGTTGTTCGCCACCTCGATGGTAATGGCCCGGTTGTCGTTGGAGCTGGAGGAGGTGCACCAGGAGCGATTGCATTCCTCCACATAGAGTCCGATCCGGCCGTCGCTCCCGATCCCGTAATTGCTGCTGGCCTTCCGGCTTGGGCTGGCGAACAGGTTTCCGCAGCTCTCCACCGTCAAATCACCGGCCATACAGTGGATGGAGATGGTATCGATGGCGTGCTTGCGCCTACCGGAATGGTTAGGGGACAGCTTTGTGTAGGAGACCAATGGACTGTTGCTCATGGCGGCCGCCTCCTTTCCTGCAAATTGGTCGTAATACTTCTGCCCGTAGGCAGCCCGGCGGGCTTTGGCCGTCTCACTCTGGTCGGCCGGGCGTTCAAACTGGAGCAGGACCGCGTCGGAAGCGGCCCGGACAGAACTGGCACTCAGCAGCATCTGCGCCAGGGAGGCGTAGCTTTCCGTCAGCTCCTTCCACAGGAACTCCAGCTGCGTCTCCAGATCGCCGATGCTCTTCTCCCTGCTTTTGGCAAAGGCCAGCAGGTTCTGCTTCCGGCTCCAGAAGGTCCACTGGGCAAGGCCGTAACCCGCTCCGTCATGGACAAAGTCGGCGTAAAGTCCGAAATCCACCTGCTGGGTGTATTCCTTGTCCGAGAGCCCCAGCTTCCTCTCATGGGTGTTCTGGAGATTGACGGGGTTCAGCCCGCTTTCGGCGTAGAGGTTTCCCATCAGTCCGGCGGCTCCGCAGTCGGAAAGCAGCTTCCCCTTCAGGAATCTCCAGATCCGTTCTTCATACATGGCGTCACCCCCTTGTGTTTCCTCTCTTCCTTCGCGCCGCGTTCAGGGCGCGGTTTTGTGCGAAAATATCCTTCTGGCTCATCTTCTTCTGCGGGCCAGTCTTGGCGCTGCATACGTTGATGAGCGTCATCAGCCGGTTCAAATGCCACTTCTGGCACTCGAAGGGGATTTGGTGGGAGATCATCCAGTAGTAGATGATCTCCGCCGTCACGATTTCCCTCCCCCGGCGGCCTCTCTGTTCCTTCGAGAAGGTGGTGGCCGTCATGGAGTCCTCGATGTAGTCCTTGACCACCGCCAGCAGCTGGGGTGTAATGGCGGTATAGACATTGGGGTCAACATTCTGGGTCAGGGTCATGCAGCGGACGTAGTCGATCTGCTCCTCCACCGTCTTCGACTTGGTGGACAGGTACGGCTTGTGCCACTTCGCCTCCCATTTTGAAAGGGAGACCAGAGAGTGCTCCAGACGAAGGGTCTGTTCCTTGGTCGTAATAAAGCAGCCGCTGTCGTCGTCATACTGCTCTGATTTAGGCACCACAAGTTCCAGCATCTCCGGCCCCCCTGTTCAAACTCAGTTCTGCGGGGCGGGCGCGGGGGCCTTCTTCGGCTGCTGGATGACGCCGTTGACGAATGCGGCCGCGGCTTTGGCGTCGGTGGCCAGCTCCATGAACAGGTCGCTGTACGCGTTGGTCTGGGCGAAGGCGTCCCGGATCTCCTGATTCTTGACGAAACGCTTGCCGTCGGGGGACTTTTCGCCATAGGCCCGCAGGATGATGTCCTTGAACACGTTGATGATCTGCTTTCCGTCCTGGGCCGCGACCACGCGGTTGATCATCTCCACCAGACCGCCATCCACGGAAAGCTCCATCTCCGTCACCTCAGCGGGGGTCAGATTGAAGTAAAAGTCCTCGGTGCGGGGAACACCGTTGTAGTCCTCGTAAGTCATGGTTTTCTTCAGCATTGCAGTTTTCTCCTTTCAAAAATAAAAAGAAAGCGGAGCCCTCGGTGAATGATATGTACCCCCTTTACTGGGTACATATCAGAAGAGAGCCCCGCTTTTGGGTTGGGGTGGTTAGGATTCCAGGGTCAGGTTGGTCAGCGCGTAGGTCTTGGTGACGGAGGAACCGTCCTTGGTGGAGGTCACCTTGACGCTCTGGGTGTTGTTCTTGATCAGCAGGACGATATTCTTGTCGGCGTTCAGGGTCACGGGGCCCTTGGTGCCGCCCACCAGCTCCACGGTGGTGACGGCGTCAGTCGGAGTCACGTCGAACTTCAGGGCCAGGTAATGGCCGGACTGCTCGGCGGGCTTGCTGCTGAACTCGGTGTAGCCGGTCACGTTCTTCAGCGTACCGGTGATGCTGTCCGCGCCCACCGCGACATTGGTCTGAAGGTCGGACACCTTCTTGCCGAACAGGGTGGCGTCGGCACTCTCAGGAGAGGCGGTCACAGCCACGGAAGGCTTGAGCAGCTGAATGACCTCCTCAGGCAGAGGCAGGCGGGCGTCCTGATCCTCGGTGCCGTACAGGATGTCCTCCAGGGCCTTCAGCTTGGCGGGATCGACCTTGGTGGAGGTGATGATCAGGCGGGCAGTGGGCTTGTAGCCGGGAACGTCCACGGGAGTGGTGGTGATCTCCCAGCTGGGGTTGATGGGCTCGGGGGAGTCGTTGACGGTCTGATAGCCCCGCTCAGAGGGAGAGGCCAGGCCGCCGTAGACCAGGTGCAGCTTGTAGCCGTGGTCCTGACCGTCCACATCGTTGCCCAGCTTGGTGCGGTAGCTCAGGCCGAAGACCTTGCGGTTCTGCTGGCCGGCGACCACACCGGGGGCGATCTCGGCGGAGCCGTCGCACTCCTCCCACTCGTCGGGGTAGGTGTAGCACTCGACGGTCAGGCCGAAGTCCTCAGCGCCCACCAGCACCAGGTACTTGATGTTGTCGGCATAGAGGTTGTTGGGCTCCGCGCCGGAAGGGCTCTCGGTGATGCCGGTGATGCCGTTCCAGGGCACGCCCTTGTTGTAAAGGCCGGCGGAGCTGATGGGGTAAAGGACAGCGCGATCAACACCGGTTTCGTAAAAACGCTCACCGGTCTTGTCCCATACGATTCTACTCATTTCGGATTTCCTCCTTTAATAGTACAGGTTGAAAATATCGTGGTTCAGGTTGTCCGCTGTAAAATGGCGGTCATGGGTGCACATGGGCAGCATGGCGAGGCGGTGAGGGAGGTCGCTGTCCGGGTTCTTGTAGATGACTGTCACCTGGTAGCGGTCCAGCAGGCGATAAGGGGCGTTGTCCGCGTGGACAGTTTCGATTTCGCTCCGCTCATAGACGATGCAGTCATACCGCACCTTCAGGTTCTCCGGCGGCTGGAAATACACATTCCCGGAGCCGAGAATGCCCTCCAGAACCGCCTGGAGCTCATAACGCCTATTCATGGTACAGCCCTCCGATGGTCAGGATCAGCCGCGGATAGCCCACCTCGACCCTTGAAATTTTCCACTTCGCCCCCATGAACGTCACATACCGCATTTTGTGGAAATTCTCCCTGGCGAACGGATCGGCGACTATGCTGATCTCGTTCGCGACATTGATGTCATCGTTGAACGACTCCCCAGACTGAAGCTGGCGTGCATTCCGGGTCAAATCGCCGTAGTACGGATACTCAACGATCTGCTCCTCATGCACGCCAGGCGCGGTCTGAATGGTCTCAGCATAGCCTACCGATCCATAAAATTTCGCCATTTTGAATCTTCTCCTCAGGGAGTGCCGGCCCCGCCGCCATCGCCGCCAGTACCGCCGGAGGTGAAGGCAGCCACGGGCTCCTCCAGAGCGATGGCGGAGTAGACGCGGGTCAGAGCACCGGACAGCCGAGTCTCGATCAGGTACTTCTGCTGGTTGAAGTCGATGTCGAACTGGTCGAACCGGGTGATCTCGCCGCCCTTGGTGGAGCCCACGGTGTAGTCGGTCAGGTTGACGAAGATGCCCAGCAGCTTGTGCTTGTGGCCCTCGTCATCCATGCGCACCAGACCCTCAAACTGCTCGGCAGTGTAGAGCTCGCCCACATTCAGGGCGGCGGCCAGGTCGGCCTTGGAGGTGTAAATGCGGCGGCCGTTCATGTCCCGGGCCAGCAGCATCACGTTGACCATATGGGGCGTGCAGAAGAAATCGGGGGTGCCGGTGCCCTTGTACTTCTCACGGGCATAGAGGGCGGCGGCGATGACTGCCTCAGCATAGATATAGTTCTCGCCGAAGCTCATGCTGGTCTTGCTGCCCTGGAGCTCGGCCTTGGCGGCCTCGATGTCCACGTCGTAGTGGATGGTGTAGAGGTCGTTGTCGTTCCAAATGGAGCGGATGTGATCCTCGGAAATCTTCATCTCATCATCCGGCTCACGGCCATCGCCCACCATGATGGCGGTAGCGACATCTTCATTGATGTTCTCCCGCATAACGGCGTACTGGTACTCCACCACATCGAAATCGGTGATGTCGATGATGTCGTCCCGGTGCAGGGCATCGGTGCGGTACACGGTCTGGGGATCGGTGGTCCGGGTGATGACGTTCATGTTGCCGGAGAGCTGCTTACGCTTGCCCTTCTGATAGCCGTGGGCCCGGATACTGTCCTTGCGGGTGTCCGTCTGGCGGGTGCGGATGCGGCTGATGGGGCTCTTGTGAACCTTGCGCATGACAACGCTCACCCAGCCCTGGTCACGAGCGACCCGCTCAGGAGCGCCGGGGCGCAGATCCTTGTAGTCGGGGAACAGGCTCTCGATGTTGTCGATGCCGTGCTTGAGTTCGTTCTGATCAGCGTAGATCTTCAGAGCAGTCCGAAGGCTGCCCACGCTGCTGCTCTTGGCCAGAGCAAGAATGTCAGCGCAGTCGGAGTGGCTCAGAACGGTGTCCTGAGTGTCTTCGGTGTCGAACACATTGTGCTTCATGGTCTTGTTTCCTCCCTTAGATTTGTCGGATTTGTTGTCGGGGTCATCGGGGTCCTCTTCCTCGTCATCCTCGGCGTTGTCGTTCACCTGCTCCGCGGCAGCAGCAATCAGAGCGTACATGACCTTCTTCTGCTTCTCGTTCATGGTGTTGACAACATCCTCGATGGTCTCCTCGTCCTCGGGCTTCTCTTTACCCTTGGACTTATCGCCATCCTTAGGTTTGTCCCCGTCTTCGCCCGCGTTGGGCTTGTCATCAGGCTTCTCCTTGGTATCGGCCTTGTGGATCAGCGGGGGCTTCTCATCGGGACGGTACAGGGAAATAGGCTCGTAAGCGGACAGGATCATCTCCTGCTCACCGCCTTCCCCATGAGCCATGTCCACGAAGTCAATGAAGGCGCCGGGATTCGCACCGGCCACTACCAGGCTGACCTCGCGGATGTCGCCGTGCATGACGTCCTTGTTCGGCGTCTGCCGGAGCCCATTGGCATAGATGGAGAGGGACACAATGTCCCCGTGCTGCACCAGCTCCTTGGCCGCTTTGCCGCTCTCACTCTCGTTGAACGTGCAGTATGCATAGACGCCGTCCTTGCGGTTCTCCAAGAGGGCGTGGCCCAGGATGTTGGTGGGTTCGTTGTGCTGGTGGTTCCAAACAAGAGGAACCGTCTTCCCGTCGCAGTGCTCGAATGCGTTGTGGCGAATGGTTCGCCCATCAGCGCAGACAAGATCGTTTCGGGTAGCCCAGCCACTAAAGTCAAACTTCAGATCCATTTTGAACATTTCCTCCTTCGGATTCAGATGGTGGCTGTTCGCCCTCCCCTTTCGGGGCGCTTAGGTTACTGTTCCGGAGCTCGTCCGCCTTGGGGTCCTTCGACGGCTTCATACCGATCTTCTGCCGGATCTCGTTGGAGGTCATGATCTCGTTGCGAGTCATCTTGTCGGCAATTTCGGCGATGTCGTTGATGGGCACCAGCCTGAACGGGTCTCTGAAGAACAGGATCGACTGCTTCTGTGACCGAGCAGTTTTGGTGAGGAATTTCCTCTTCATTTCGTCAACAATGGCGGACAGGATGGGTTCGATGGTCCGGTTGTCGTAGTTCAGCTTCGTCCGGTCATCAGCAGTGCCGTCCAATATCCCCTGGGTGATTCCCAACTGGCTGTAAAGCATACTCGTCAGGTATTCGATCTGGGACATCAGATTGTTGTCGATGGGCCGGTTCAGCTGCACCACATGCTCCGTGCCGTCGGTGTAAGCGACGCCATACTTGGAGCCGGACAACTGTTCCTCAATATCTCTACGGCGTTTTTCCGCCTGTTGACGTCTCGCTTCCGTCTTGATGACGTAGGGGAGCTGGATGATCAGATTGAGCTTTCCGGAGCCGCTCTGTTCGTCGATGGCGTCCAGAATGTTCAGCTTCCGGATCAGCCGCTGCATGGTGGAGTTGGGCTCGTTCATGATTGCGAAGAACGGGTTCTCCACCAGTGCCACCGTGCTCTTTGGCAGGATAATGTCCTGCTTTTCACCCCGCTGCTCGTTATAGACCCGCAGCTTTACGTGCTGTGGATACCATTCCAGGACCTTGCCGACCCGCAGCTTCTCGATTTTGTAGGAGCCGTTTTCCGGGTCGATATCGGTGTCCGTGGGCACGATGGCCACGCAGCCCTCGTCCAGCATGGACATGACCACGTCCTGGATAAAGGCCCGTCCGGTCTGGTCCAGATTCGCCTCCAGGGACAAGCAGGAATTCAGCGAGGAGTCGATCACCTCGGTAAACCGCCCGTCCTCATCCAGCCTCGCGTGCTGGATGGCGATGGAGGACGCGTCCAGCGCGATCCGGTTGTAGACCGATGTGATGATGGACCGCTCATTGCCCCGGCTGAAAATGGGCCGGTCCGGACGGTAGGAGGAGCTTGGGCCAAGCGGGTATCGGAACCCAAAGGTTTCGTTACCCAAAAAAGCGTTCCAGGCATGTTTCAGCCTGGAACCAAATGCAATTTCCATAATCTCTCACCTCCAGTCCGCGCTTGATGAAATTATGTCGTTGCTCTGTGTGTTGAATTTTGGGCATAAAAATCCGCAGACCCGGTTAAGAGTCTGCGGCATGGTCCATGGGATTACAGTTTCTTCATGTCTCCAGGACTGAGGTTGCTTCTCATGGGGTTGGTCCCATAAATCTGTCCATCGTCTGTGACGAGATACTGGGCAGGGGCTGTCAGTCCCGCTGTGATAGACTGGGTGTTAAGAACGATGCCATTCGGCTTGTCCCAATACCCGACAACCGCCTTATCGGGGAACTGCTTTGCGAAAATAACAATGGCTTCCTTTACGGTCATGTTTATCCTCCCTCTTTACGTCTTTTTAGGTCGTTCAACCGCGGCCAAGGCATAGGTGGTTGGCTCGCAATTATCAAGGCGGTTATATGTGATGGTTTTCAGATTGACAAAGTCCATGAACGATCTGGTTTTCGACGGAGATTGAGTAATCTCTTCTCCGCTCTGACCGTCATAGATTCGAGTTCTGCCGCCCTCATTCTTCCAGAAAAGACTATGCTTCCCCCCCCCCCGAGTTTCCAAGCCACGGTCAGATTGCCATAGGACCCGTCGCCGGTCTGCGAAAGCGTATCGAGAACGGCTTGCCCCGACTTTTTTCCTTCCCATTTTGACCTCAGGGGAATTGAAAGTGGCTTTGAAAAAGTCATCAGAAAAGAATCCATCACTGACTTTTGTCGCCTGCACGTCATATCCCTTCTCTCGAAGGGCCATGGCGGTTGTGCAGAAGGTGCAATTCATGGTGGTGCCCAAATCAGGATAATCCGGATTGGTTACTTTGACGCTCTCTTCCGCTTTCATCTTCCGGGGGAGGCGGGGGCACTCGTCAAAGTCTTTAATATCCTTCTCCCGGTTGAGCCTATCCAGCTCTTTCATCCGGCCTTTCCGCAGCATTCGGTTTTGTACCGCTTTCACGGCGAGAACAGCGGCAAATGCGGAAACATATGTAACCGCCTGGATTGCGAGATCTTCATTTACAGAACCGGTCAATTCGGAAACCTTTTTGGAACCCACACTCTTCAGAAAAGAATCAACCCCGTCCTGCTGGTTCTGACTATACCGTTCTTTTCCGGCTTTTGTCAATGTACCATCCTTGTTCTGGTAACGACGTACGCCCCATTTCATACCCTTGACGCCGTAGTGCATCAGGTATTCTTGGGGAGAAAAAAGGTTTGTCGTAAGGACCCATACTTTTCCTCCTTCGCTTAGTGGGCGTAGTACGCTCTCAGCCGTTTGTTCTCCCTGCTCGTCTTTGCCACCAGTAAACCATTGACAATCGTTCCGCCGATCGCGATGGTCGATGTGGCAATATTGGCAACCTTCTGGTTGTTCAGTTGGTTCGCGAGAAGTCTGGACACCACGGTGCTTCCAGCAATGATAACGCCCTCGGCCAAATAGGTCGCTTGGGTGTTTCCCGAAATAGTTTTTCCACTCTGGTAAAGCTTCTTTCCTTCATCGGCCAGTTTGTCGGTTTTCAGCTTTTCATAAGCGTTTTCCATTTTACGCTTCTCGGTCTTAACAGCGCTCTTGGCATCCTTGACCTGCTGACGGGTAGCTTGACCGGATTTGTAGGCGGCCCTGGTTTCGTCTGCTTTCGACTTAGCGGTTTCGTAGTCCGACTCCGCTTTGCGATACCGTTCCAGACCCTTGCGGGTGTAAGAACCGTCGTAGTTCTGGTAGCGTCTTACGCCCCATTTCATACCCTTGACACCGTAGTGCATCAGGTACTCCTGCGGGGAGAGAGGCTTTTCATAGGGCTTCATAGTACCCCTCCTTTTTTTATTCAAATGCTTCTGGATTGTGCTTATAGGCCACATACGCATCCATCATGGCCGCCACAGCGTCGATTTTCTGGTCGGACCGTTTCTTCAGCAGCTTCCGGTTTCCATTGGTGTCCTCCATGGTGATGCAGTTTCCCATGGAGAAGGTGAGCAGCTCCTCGTCAAAGAGCAGCATACGCTCTCCGGCCAGCTTTTTCAGCTCGCCCAGAGGGACAGATTCCGTCCGGGAACCCTGTCGGACCACTTCTACGCCGAAGGGGCCGTTTTCATCTGTCCACCGCTTGATGAACTCCTGGGCGTTATATGGGTCGTAGCCAAAGCAGCGCACGTCATAGCCCCGGTTGATGATGTGCTCGTCCAGGTCATCGTAGACCTGCATCATGTCCAGGACGGTGCCCTCCATGACGATCAGGCTCCCCTCCGCCATGAAGTCCTCATACTTCACCCGCATGGCCGCCGGCAGCTTGTGCAGGGTCAGCGATGTGATGTAGTTTCGGGTCTTGACGCCAAAGGAGCCATCCCGAAGAGGAAACAGGAAGGTAAAGGAGCAGAAGTCATCGCCCTGGGAAAGGTCCGCCCCCAGGGAGCAGGGCATCTGCCAAAATCTCTGCCGGCGATGGGGGAGAGTCTCCTCATAGGTGAAGTAGTAGGTGTAGCCCTCCATGGGCAGCCCGAACCGCTTTGCCAGCATATCGTTGCGGGTGGCGGGGGCCGTTTCTGCCCGGTCAACGTCCTTCTGGTAGGTCTCGTAGGTCACGGTCTTTCCCAGGTTGGGGTTTGCCTTGATCCACATGTCCGGATAGGCGACCTCTTCCACGGAGTCCAGCTTGTACCACCAGATGGACACGTGCTCCTGGGGAGGGCCGATGCCCTGAAGAATGTTCATCAGCTCCATTTTGATGGTGTCGCCCGCTCCGTTTCGGACCGTGCCCTCGGAGCTGGTGGCGATGATCAGGTAGTCGTCCAGCTTGGATGCGCCCTGCTCAATGGCACCGATGACATCCTCCCGGGCGTCCGCCGAAGAAAGCCACTCATCCACCGTGGCCACTTTGCAGCGGAGTCCCTGGAGCTTGTCCACCGACATGGGACGGACCTCCACCAGGGAGCCGGAGATGAAGTTCTCGATCCCCTTCTTTGTAGAGGCCAGCTTGACGCGGTTGGCTCTGGAGCCGGTGGTGTTCTGCAAGGAACCCTCGGTCATGAACTGAAACACAGGGCCTCTCGCTCTGGTGATGGCGGTCTTGATGGGGTTGACGATCTCCTCCGCCTGCTTCATGGTGGGGGCTGTCGTAATCTGATGGGTCGTCGAGCCGTCCACCACACAGAAATAAGCCTGGATGCAGGAGTCGTAGAGGGACTTGGCCGCGCCTCTTCCCACAATGAGGTACTGCTTCTTGGTCAGCCGCTGCTTGACCCGCTTCGTCACATACCGGCCGCCCCGTCCATCCGGGTTCGGCACATAGACAGAGCGGTCGTCGAAATAGTACCATCCAAACACCTGTTCGCCCCAGAGCTTGAAGGTATCCAGAAGATGCAGGTCGGAGCCATCAGTTAGGGTCAGCTCGTTCTCGCAGAACTCGATCCACCCCTCCACCGCCCGGTCATCGTAGTAATATCCCGGTGACTCGATCAGGCGGTCGATCCGCCACATCTCCATCGCCACTTCCTTGCAGACGTGAATATCCCCTCGGAGAACGGCGTCCCGAAATGCTCCATAATAACGGGGGACGGCGGTGTTGGATAACATGTACGCACCCGCCTCCCGTTACAAGCCCAGCAGCTTCCGGCCGACCAGGACCAGAGTGGAAAACTTCTGATCCGTCAGATTTGTGCGGTAGACGTCTTTCGGGACCACCTGCTCCATATCGAACACGATAATGGGTGACTTGGCCTTGAACCCGCCGTATATGGCGTCGTTCGTGTCCAGAACTGCGCCATAACCGGCCTCCTTGCACGCATGGAAGAACTTGGTGCGCTGGTTATACATATCGCGTCCCTTTCGGCTGTCGCCCTGACCGTCATAGGGGATGACGCAGTTGAACATCCGGTACACGGTCTGAAGGGCATCGGAGGTCGGCTTGTAGTCCGGCTCCCGCATCTTCCCAAGGACGGCCGCTGCTTCGCGGTAGCCCTTGAACTTGTACTTGTCGTTTACAAAGTACCCCTGCATCCGCTCCCGGTCAGTGACAAAGTTGTAGAAATCCCGGTCCTTCTTATAGAGGTCCATAAAGACCTTGGCTCCGGAATCCTCGCTGGCCACCTTCAGGTCGGTCTTGAGGGAATTGTCGATCCGGTACTTCATGAACGAACCTGTGCCGATCGCCTTTCCATCCTTATCATAGACCGTCTGGGGAATCGGCCGGTTGAACAGGGCGTTGTACTGGTGTTTATCCAGAGCATGGTGGGTGGCGTAGAACATATCGGCGTTCTTGGTCCGGTCCTTATCATAGGACAGCGTGCTCAGCGTGGTCTTATCAACCTTCAGCACCTCATCGAAGTGCTTCTTGTTGTAGATGCTGTTGCCGCTTTTGCGTTTGTTGGAAATGGCCTTCCGCTGGGACGGAGTATAGTCACCGCCGCTCAATGGATAGGGCGGGCCGTTGCGCACGCCCCATTTCTGGCCTAAAATGCCGTGGTGGCGCAGCTCCATACCGACTCACCTCAGCCCTTCAGTTCCTTGATGGCCAACGCGATGCCCAGTGCACTGCTGCCAATGGCCAGAACGCTGCCGGCAACTTCCAGCGTGGTCTTGAGCGCTTCGCGGCCCTTGGAGACCTGAGCGGCGGGCACTTCCGCGAACAGCTGGTTATACTGCCGTTCCAGCAGCTCCCGGTTAATCTGATCCCGCATCTCCTTGTCGCTCATCTTGGACAGGTCCATCCGCTTTGGCGTCGGCTTGGAAGTGGTGCTCTCGTCCAGCTTCTTCAGCTCCTTGGCCAGGTTGGCGCTGGCGTCCACGGTGCGCTTGGTGCGCTCCAGGTCCTCCTTTGCCCAGCGCTTCGGATCAGGCTGGGAGAGGTCAATCCGGTTTTCCTTCTTCTTGGCCGCGTTCTCCCGCTTGTCACGGTCGTAGCGCGCCTCTCCTTTGGGGGTCAGCGAACCGTCTTTGTTCTGGTAACGGCGCACGCCCCACTTCATTCCTTTGATTCCGTAGTGCAGTAATGCATCATGCTCCACTTTGAAGTTCCTCCTTCCCGCTGGTGGGTTCGACTGGGTCTGCCGCAACGAAAAGCCGCCACTCAAACTCGCTGATCTGCCGGTTCATAGACTCGACGGCCGCAGAGCTGAGGGGCGGGTCAAACAGCAGGCGCACCTTCAGGCCGACATAGGATTTGACCAGGGGCAGGACGGCCCCGCCAGAAATGAAATCGGACCAGCCATCGTCTTTCCCCGTAATGGAGAATCCGTTTGCCGGCCCGACCCCCATCTGTGTCAGAATCGAAAACACGCTGTTGATGTGCATTACAATGTCGGCGTCAAAGTGCGTGTAGCCTTCGTCGATCCCCAGCAGTTTCTTGACAGATGTCAGGACGCTTTCTGTGATTTCCATAGCACTCTCCTTACCGGCGGATCGCCACGTACTTCTTCGGACAGAACCCGGCGATGCCGTTTCTGGCGAGCACCCGGTAGAAGTCCTCCGTTGACTTGTCCATATCGACCAGAACTTCGGTCAGGACCGATAGATGCCCCGTGACCTCCGCCTCATTGCCGGGGCTTTTGCGGATGGTCAGGTCGAGGCAGTTCACCACGACTCCCACGAGCCTGGGTGCCCTTCCCGGATTACCTTCCATGGCGCCGCCTCCTTGCTTATAGCGAAAAGTTGTGTTGTCATAAGGTGCGCCCGTTCCATGCCGCTCCTGGGCCACATGATTGATTCATCCCTGCGAAAGGAGGTAGAAACGACATGAAACGGTTAAGCGCAAGAGCTGCTAAGTCCAAAAGTCAGGCCGGAAGCGTGAAGGTTGTCACAGTCCGCATTTCCAGCGGAACAACAGCGGTCACGGGGAAAGCCAAGATCAAGACTTAGCAAGCCGGAAAAGAGGGGCGGAGTGTCGTCCCTCTTTTCTACATTTTCCAGGGGCAGGTGTCGTTGGGCCTTCGTACGACCGGCTCCGGAAGCAGCAGGTTCTCATCGCCGTAGTGAATGGCCAGATGAGTTTCGTGGATGGTGGTGATCAGGTACTCCGGGTCGAGGATCATCTCCACCCGATCCCGGATGTCCTTTGGGCTGATGGGGTTCATGTGGTGAATGATGGGACGGCGGAATATCTCCCGTCCGGCCACACCCAAATCACACCCCAGGTCCCGGGCGATCACCGCGTCACGCACCTGCCGCCACTCCGGCGACTTGTAAAAAGCCTGATTCATATACCGGTCAAAACCGAAGGTCTCCTCTCCGACAACGCCATCCAGCCGGAGGTACTGGTAGCGGTCCATAAAGGTAGGGAGTTGGATCAGCTCGGAGTAGCACCTAATACTCATCCTCGTCCTCCTCCTCCTGTCCGCTGTATCGCTTGAACGCGGCCATGGCCTTCTCGTAAAGCTCATCCATCCGGACTCCGGATTTATAAGCCTCGGTCTTGGCCTGGACCAGCTCCACCTCCTTGGCCAGCCGCTCATTCTCAAGGCGGGCCCTCGTGGTCCCCAGCTTCAGGATGGTGGTGACCTCCTGAGAGGAGGCGGTCCCTTCCAGCAGCCGCTTTTCCACAAGGGATACCGCCAGGTCGATCAGTTGGTTCTCGCGGCCCTCCGGCGTCAAGGCGGCGCGGCGTTTCCCCGCCTGACTGCCGGAAGACTTGATGGGTTTTGCCACGCTTGACGCCCCCTCTCCATAACTTCTGTTTTGTTTTCCATGTGTTTATGGGTAGTTCAGGGCGGCATTTGAAGAAGCCCGCACAAACGATCCGCCGGCAAGTGGAGAAAAATGACATTGGAGGTAATGCAATGCCTCTGGAGGAAAAAGGAGGTTCCGACCAGATAAAAAGAGTCCTTGCCAGTGAGTGCTCGTCTTGCAGGCTTGTTCAAACGCCGCCCCAAACCGAACCCATTTTTCAAAAATATCCCCCGGAGAATTTTCAAAGACCAGCGCGATGCAGAGGGGGTGCCATTTCGGAGGGACCCCCTATACCCTTTGAATGAGTTCGAGGCCGTGATCCGCAGCCGGTGGGTTGAATTTGTCCCATAAATGACAAAAAGAAACGCACTCCTGATGAGAGAACGTTTCTTTCCCAATGGCTACCATCGGTTTACCATCATGCGGTCACGGCAGGCTCGGATTGCACAATCTTCTTGACCTTTTTATAGATGCCCAGGGGGTCGTACTTGATGATATCGTTGATTGCTCGCTCGATTTCTTCCTGGTTCTCCTTGTCAGAGAGCTGATCGGAAGTACGGGCGATGCGCGCTAAGAAAGCGCAGGAATGATAGCCGTTGTCTTCGTCGAACCGATACCACGCTTCATACTGTGTAAAAGGGTCGTAGGGGTTATCGGTAGTAGTAAGCATACACATTTCCATTCGCTCTCACTTCCTTTCTTACTCATTGAGATACTTGGAAACGACAGAAGGCGAAATGCCCAAAGCATCTGCGATTTCGGAGTTGGTGCTTCCAGAATTGGCCATCGCTTTAATGCGATTGACACGAGCTTCAGACAGCTGCGTCGATGCTCTTGGGGTTGCGCGCTCCCGGACGACATCGGGATCAGAGTAGCGAAGAATCTCTTTCAAGGTTGTATCAGAGATCGCGCCAGCTTGGATTGCTTCCCATTCTCCATCGGAGATCGTAATGCGCGTTCCTTTTCCGCTTGCACCAGTGGAAACGCGAGCGTCACTGATCGCTGCACGACGAATCTTAGAGATTTCGTCTTTGTCGGTGACATTGTTCGCCTGAACCTTGGCCTTTACCTGAGCATTGGCGATGCGCTGGGCCTCACGTTCCTTAGGGGCGTTAAGCTGCGCAGTCTTCAGTGCACTGGTCAGCCTTGCGACTTCAGGCGCATATGTTTTTGCTGCGCTGGCGTTCCGTACCAATGTCGGCGTATCCAGATACTCAAGTCTCGCCTGGTTGGCGAGTGCTTTCATACGATTGGCATAGTCGGCATAGGCATCTTCCTGAACGGTGCCAGAGGACAAGGTGCGAACATCCTTGGTTTTCTCCAGCAACTTGATCTTCGTCGTGGCCTGAACTGTTTTCCCAGTCTTAGGGTCTATATAGGTTCGACCAGACTCCTTATAGACGACTTCGCCAGTCTCCCGGTCAATGCGTCCACTGCCCTGACGCTCGGGAACATCGACGGTCTGCTTGCGCCTGGAGAGCAGGGTGGAGGCACCACCTTTCTCTTTGCCGGTTTCGGGGTCAGTGTAACCCTGCCACCGCTTACGAAGGGTGGGGATGTCGTTTTCAATCTCCGAACGCTTGTAGTCGAGTTTGTGCTTTGCCGCATCGATGACAACCATGCTGTGTCTGACAGCTTTCGTGATGTCCTCGGTGGGGGCCCCTTTTAAGGTCATATCGGTGATGAGGTTGGAAATCTTCCCCATCTCGATCTGGGTGGCTTCTTTTGAGAGAAGCCGGATACCGGTCTTCCCCTCGGTGGAGTATTCCGTTTTCGGGTCGAAACCTTTCAACCCCTCCAGGGCGGGGGTAGATTTTACAGAAACCTTTCCGCCAACAGGAATGACAACAACCTGGTCGCCATCAAAGTCCGCGCCGGACAGCCGTTCCGCCACCTTCGGGTTGATGCCGACCGCATCCCTGATGTTCTTGCCGAGAACGGAGATGGCCGACTGATTCTTGTTGTTGACCGTCAACTCCGGAATTTCAAAGGTTCCGCCATGAGGGTAGCGGATCAGCACAACTTTCTCACCGTTACGATAGTTGGGGGCATAGATTTCCGTTTCCTTCATTGCTGTGATAGGCAGGATGACCTGTGTGCTCTGCCGGGGGAGGGCGGCCGCTTTCAGATGGACGACGGCAGAATCACATTCATCTGCAAAGTCCATAAGAAGCTTCCGCTTGATAGTCGGGTTGTTCAGAGAGCAAATCTCGGCGAATTCATCGGCCGCATCGGCATAGGTCAAATCCAACTGCTTCTGGATCAGTTTGATGGGCTGCTTGGATAGGAACTGGGAGGACAAGTTCTTACTCATCTTGTCCCAGTCACCCTCCTCCTTCAGCTTATTGATGGCCGACAAAGATTTTTTCTCGCCGGTAATCGGGTCTGTGTACTTGCCATTCGGGTCGGGGTAGTAGCTCTGACCGTTGGCCTTGATGAATGCGCCGAAAGGATTGTCGGGGTCATCCTGAATCTTTTTGAATACATCCATCTTGGGCGTTCCGGAGTGCTTGTTCGTGTTAAACACGATGTCACACCCCTCCGGCATGTCATCAGAATACATGGCCATGCCCTTGAGGTAATGCGTCCCATCCACAAGAATGCGTACCTGCGCATAGTGAGCGTTTCCCAGGTCAAGGTCTGCAACGCCACGACGAATTTCAATGACTCCGTCCTTGTTCGAGCCGCCCTCATCCCCATAGAGCACCTTGACTCGGCTTGAATCGATGCTTGCCGGATACTCGCGCTTATCCCAGGATGCGCCTCCATCCGAAGAGTGATAGTCGCCCACCGACTTGATGATGTCGAGGTTCTGGTAGGCGTCTCTCTGCTCGATGTCGGGAACCGAAATAACCGGAGTGATTGTCCGCTTCTTGGGATCGTTCACCTGAGGGACTCCAACGCCATATCGGTTATAACCTTCTGTTTCCAAAATGAACAGAGCTTCCTGAAGAACTCCTTTCGAGACGCCAAGCTGCTGCTCTACGCCCTCGCCAACATCAAGAGCCCCTTTTACTGCCAGCTCTTTCTTCAATGCCTCGGCGGTAGCAAGGGCCTTGTTCTTGTTGCTGGCGGTGTTTTCATTGAGAAGCGCACGAACCGAGGAGTCGTTGTTGTACCCCATGATTTTGGCAATCTCATCGAGAGTCTTTCCTTCTTCACGAAGGGACTTGGCCCGTTCCGCCTGGAGAGCCCGTCGCTCATGCTTTGCCACCCGAACCTGCATACGAAGGTCAGTAGTGGACATCTTCAGTTCTTCGGCAATTTCTTTTTGGCTCTTTCCCATGGCTTCGAGTTCTTCCACTCTGGCCAGAAAGTCGCCGCCATGCTGATAGGGGTTTTCACCAGAACCCCAGGGGTAGCGCCCAGAGCGCCGCTTGACGCCATAGTGCATCAAAATATCTTCCGCGATGGGGTTCATGGCTTACTCCTCCTCTTTGATACTGTTGATGATTTTATCGAAGGTTATGATCCGGTCCATGATGGGGAAAATATCTTCGATCGTGGGCTGGTGACAAATGATTCCGTCATTCTGATAAATACGAAGCTCCATTTGAATCTCGTTCGGCTTGTAGTTATACTCCAAGCAAAAGAGCGCCGCATAAATCATCAGCTGTTCCATGTGTGTCGGACTTTCTCCAGTTTTCAAATCATGAATCCGGAGCATGTCGCCTCGAAATGAAATCGCGTCAGCGGTGCCGAAGCAGTTCGGGGAATAGTAGAGGATCTGTTCCGGCGTCATCTTGTAACCGATTGCATCGTTGACATACATGTTCAATGTCTTTTGCGACTTGGGTAGCCGCTGACCCAGCTTGATGCACTGGGCGGCAAAAGAGTGAAGGACTGTGCCGCGCTGGGCCGCACGATACTTGGCGTAGGCGTCGGCCACCTTCTCTTCCGTGTAGTTGATCCAGTGATAGGTGCTCGCGCCAAGAAAAGCATGTTGACCCTCAAGGTTGGAATGCTTTACAAAGTTCATCCAACACTTCCTCCTTGTTCTCCGGGGAGATGAATCTGGAGAACGACATCTCGTTCATCTTCCCAACGTAATATTCCTGGTTCGGCTGTCTCTTGGCTTTGTTAGATCTCTTGCATTCAAGGGAGGCCCATTTCTCGCCGTAAAGAATCAACAGGTCGGGAATGCCCTGGCGCTGGTCCATCTTAAATATCATACAGCCAGGGAATCGTGCTTTCAGCGTGCTGATGAGCCGGTCTTGAAAACCGCTTTCCAGTCTTGCGCTTCGGGCCATCAAACGGCCTCCTTTCCGATAAAAGTGATAGAAAGAACAAGATATGCGCGACATATCTCTCTCCTCTCCATAAAAGAGTCTGTTTTTTTCGCGGAAAGAAAAACAGCCTTAAAATATCAATTCGGGCAAAAAGAAAAGAGCCGCGGCTGGCGGCTCTAATCTTTAATCGATACTAAATCCTATTTTCCGTTTTGGCTTGCTATTCTTCTCGGCAATCTCCTCGACCTTTGGTTTGCCAAACGATTGCCAGATCGTGGCTCCGGCGCATGATCCAATCGCCGCCGCCATCGAAGTGGTAAACGTTATCAGTAGTTGGGTCGAGTCTTTCATGTTCGGTTTCATAACATCGCCTCCTCATAAAGGCGACGGTTTTTCCTGCGAAAACAAAAACAGCCGAGACACCCGTAGGCACCTCGGCTAAACGCAGAATATCAATTTGTTTTCCATCAGCTGTTGTTCCGCAGATACCGAATCAGAATCCAGATCAGCCAAAGACCTCCCGTGCAGATGGTCAGGATAAGGTCCAGCAGCAATCCGCCGCCGCTGCGTTTCTTTCCACTACTCATAAGAATCCTCCTTGTCAAGCTCTTTCTTTTTGTTGTCGCGACGAATGATCTTCTCAACGCCGGCCTTTGCTTTGACGGCAGTATCACCAGCATGGGTTTTTATGTGCTCCCATTTCTCGGCCCGCCTATCGGCTCTTTCTTGCTTCAAGGTGGCTTTTTGCCGCTCAGCTTCTTCAAATATCCGTAGACTCTCATCGATTACCTCACGAGTCACATACTGGATAATAACAACCTCTCCAGGCTTAAGTTTTGAGTTGGCCTTTTTATTGCAGGCAACGACCTGAAGGTCAAAACAATCCTTGTATCTAACATGCGCATCTCTGATGCGAACTTCGATAGGCAGCGCTTTCAGACCGTGGCCCTCTATAAGTTCTTTAGCTTCGTCCAGTTTCAAAGGGAACTTTTTGGAACAGAGCTCCGGCATGGATATCAATTCTTCAGAGGGCTCCGTTTCGTCTTTTCTGGGGATTCGGTCTATAAACTCAATCGCAACTGGAGTCACAGCACTAACGATTCCGGCGACAAGTCCGAGCTTCCCGCCAATATTAGGATTCGGTTTGTTAGATCTTCCCATCAACCTTCCCTCCTTTGGACAAAATAAAAGAGTGCGCCCCAATGAAGAGACGCACTCTGCAACTAAAGCGCATCTCTCATTGTTGCCACACAATCTCGTTACCCGGCTACGGGCGCATGAGTATAGAGAGAAGACACTTGTTGCCAAGATGTGTTCTCCGTAGCCGAATAATTCTTTATACGATTGTGTGGCGGATTCAGTATATCACAATGCATCGTGAAATGGAAGAGTGAACTTTGCAGTCACGTCATCTTGTGAAAACGGCTCAAAACAGCCTCAAAACTCACTATTTTGCCCTTGCTGGCCAGTTGGCCACTTTTTTCTTCCACTTATATATAATTTTTAATATTTTTTTTCGCATTTAATTAAGAAAAAAAGTGGGCAAGTGGCCAGAAAACCCGCAAACCCTTGGGGCGCAAGGGTTTCAGCCTGGCCACTTTTGAAATAAAAGTGGGCAAAAAGTGGGCAAATGGCCAGTTTTTCACCAATTTTCCGTCCGTACACGGCTATCCAACCTCCAGATTTTCGCAAAATCCGAACCCAAAGTGGGCAAATGGCCAGTTTTACAGACCAAAAGTGGCCAGCAAAATGACCTGCTACTAACAGTAATAGTAGCAGCTTTTGACCATCTGGGCAGAGATTTTCAAGCCGTGTACGGACGAATTCTATTCTAAGTTAGCCTGTTTTCTATCTTAGATTAGAAATATCCAGCCTCATTCTCAATAGGAACGCCGCTGGTAAGGCCTGTTTCGAGGGGCAATGGGGTGGTAATGATAAGCCGGAAACGCCTGGTACGGACGCTTTTTGAGCAGAGACATGCCGTACTTTTTCGGCGGGACAGACTTCCGTCCGGGCCAAATATCAGGGCTGGAGAAGACCTCCTCCCACATCTTTGCAAATGCTTCGGCCGCATCCGATATCGATAGAGCCAAGGCGTCCCAGGCCTTCTGTATCTTGGCGACCGTTTCCAAAGTCTGTTCAAGTGTCATACTCGACCTCCACGTAATGCGTGTTTTGGAATCTGTACGGCTCGACTCAACTGATCAACCAGTTCCGCTGTTGGTGTGGCTGACAAATCTACCTTCACTTCAACATTTGCTTCCGGCAGTGGTAAATATCCAAGCGCCTCCATTCGCTTATGGTCGCAGGTGGATACGTACGGACACGCTTGGCATTTCTTCGCCAATCTTGATAGACCCATTCCACTCACCTCCAAACCTTTCCGGAACGCTTATCCACAAGAACGATCCGCCCCTCGATCTCGAAGTCCGACAAAGCGCAAATATCAAAGATCATATGGAGCAGCTTGTGGAACCGTTCCTCCTCGGTCTCGATGTTCTTCAGGGCCTGATAGGCGGTCGGGTCAGAATATCCCTCTGCGTTTTTTCGGTCGTTCCAGGACAATCACTGTCACCCCGTTCTTTCATAAATTTGATAAGCGATTGAGCGTGCATGTCGCCGATGCCGTATTTTTCTTGCAGCTTGGAGACGAACCAATCGGGAACAGGTTTTCTCCCGCACTCGATGGCAGACAGCTCGGCCGGTGAAATATCAAGGTCCTTTGCCATGTCATAGAGCAGGAGCGCCCTGACTAAGCGGATGTTCCGTACCGTTCTTCCAAAATCATCAAGTCCCATGCTCACTCTCCTTGTGCCACGCCTCCACATCGACGCCGATTCTCTTCAGCATCTGAGTGCAGAGCCAAATATCATCCTGGTCCTCCATCTCATACCGACTGACCAATTCCTTGATTCGGTCATGGAAGGCGTCGTAATAAGTTCGGAGCCGCTGAGCCCCGAACCCGAATTGCTCATGCAGCACCCATAAAATCGTCGCGTCGATCTCGGCGATATGTTTTCGGTCGTACTCTGCCAACTCCCGCTGGATCTCCAAATCCATAGCTTTCTTCTCCGCTGCGGTAAGTACGGCCCCGTACACCTTTCCTCCGGCTTTCTTGACCTGCATAGCTGTCTCCCATCATTCCGTTGGTTTCAGCGAAGACCGGCCCGAATATCACTGCGGGCTGAGCAAGCACCAATCGCCATAGAGGCAGCATTGGGGTCGGGCGTTTCCATCCCTTTCTCCTCATCCATCTCCAGAATGGTCATGATGGCGTAGTTGGCCAGATCCATCAGGGTGTCCCGAATGGATTCGTCCGTAACCTGCTGCTGACCGGCGTCATTTGCAGAGAGGCGGGAGAGGGTCTTAAACCGGGAGAACTTGTCCCCCAACCGGATACGGGTCATAGCCAGCCCCTCCTCTACAAAGGTCTGATGGAAGCTGTCGCCGTAGTCATGGTTCTTCCTTTCGTACAAGCTGTTCAACTCGTCGCAGATCGCCTTATGGCGCATCACTTTTTCGTTCATAAATTGGCTTCTCCTTTCAAAATATCAAACCGAATCGTCCTTTGCTTCGATCGCCCGGTTTATTGTATCGGCCATGCGATTAAGAAGCACGATCATAGACAACTCAAATCCACCGGAACAGCCGATCTCTTCAAACGTGATTCGGTAATTTTGTTGATATCGTTGTTGACCATATTGTTTTTCCACGTGGATAATGATAGAGTTGGTCATCGCTTCATATCGCCACATAATCTTAAAATGACGATGTGCAAGATCAATCAGTGTTTTCTCAAGCATCGGGTCTTCCTCCCAAATTCAGCTTATCGAACTGCTCCTGTGTTCTGATGAAAGTACCTGCATTTCAGCTCCACCGGCTCGATCCAGGGAATATCATGCAGGCGAATGCTCCTGATAGACTCGTCATCCTTCGAGGGCCGGCGGACGCTCACCTCATCCACAGCAGTTTGTGCCGCCAGATACTCCGACTTGTACTGGCACACGTCCCTATGGCTGCATCTGGTGCAGCAGGTTTCCTTTACTCCAAACATACGAACCATCTCCTCATAATTTCTATCAATCGTTGCCGCTTTGACATTCAGTTGATGTAGAGCCATTTGCAGCTCATCCACCAGGTAGGTTTTGTCATGGTCTTTAGGCTGACGAACCAGGCCTCGAATCCAATCGGCGACAGTAACGGGCGGAGGAATCTGCAAACCAAGGTCGCGAGCCATACTATCGATGTATCTCGCCATCTGGCAGGTCGGCGCCACAATGACCGCGCCTGTATCTGCGGATTGCCGAATCAGAAATGCGGTTTTGCCCGATTGTCTTCCTGCAACATAAATAGTCATGATACGTTTTCTCCTTTTATTTAGCGACGCGTCCGGTTAAGCGCCAGTTCCATGGCATCGCCGCCTATGTTATCGTCCTTATGCGGCTTTTTCTTTTTCGCCTCGCATTTGGCCACGGTCACGTCGTAGTCATAGCCAATACCGACCTGATACTTTTTCGCAATAGCCCGAAGCTTTTTGGCGTGGTATTCATAGGTGGCCCGATGGAACCCCTGCAAATCCCACTCATCACAGGCCAATTCCAGCAGTCTGGCATAATCCATCAGAGCATTGACTATTTTATAAATATCGCCATAGCAGGTTTTGATTTCGCGTTCGCCATCTGCATCATGAAGGTGAAGGGTTACCTTTTTCCAGTTCTATGGGCCTGGAAATAATCGGCTCAAATCGTTCCCGTGGACTGAGTTTTCTCTGAGCGGTTTCAGAATTTGGCGCTTGAGGTTGGGGGACTTTTTGCACAGGAGAAGAGGGGTAGGGAGGCTTCCATGACTTAGGTGACGATTTCCCAAATAGTTTCTTGGTAAACTTCTCCTTCATAGCTCGGTTTTTTTCTCCTTTTTCAAATATCAATGTGAACTACTCCTCAGCAGACTCAACGATGGTTACGGTCCCCTCAAACACGCCGAATTCAGACGATTGCTGAAACGTGTGGGTTTCAGGCTCCTCGTCATCCCGCATGGGTCTGGTCAAATACCACAAGGAATCCTCTTTCCAAGTGATCATCTCCAGCTTTTGCCCGGGTTCAAGTTCTAATGTCATATCGCCACCGAGAGAGCGAGCGACGCCTTGGTCACATCCGGTCAAAAGTCCCAACGACAAAATAATGCACAAGAGTGTGCCAACGTAAATGCGTTTCATGTGTCCTCCCTTCAAAATATCAAAGGACCTCCGTAAGAATCCGGAATTCCTTGAACATACCATCTTCCAAAGTTACTTCAACGGGCTTCCCCAACAGCTCGGAAATATAATTCACCTTCGCATCATTGAGGATTTTTGCCACGCGGTCGAGGGATTCCGCAAGATTGGTATGACGAGTTCCAATTTCCCAGTGGCAGTCTGGAGACATGTTTACAGTGTATTTGCCACCATCCATGACGCCGCTGCCAGACATCGAGAAACCGAGTTGGAGCCCCAGCTGAAACGGGTAATCTTTCATACTACCAAACTCGACAAAGTCAATTTTACCCAGTCTTTTCTCAATCATTTTTATCCTCCTCTCCGACCAGTTTCCGGTACAGCTCTTCCGCCTCTTTGCCTTGGAACTGATTGATAATCCGGACATTATCGCCCGGAGCTTTTCTCCCAACGATCAATACCGCAGGGTCGCCGTGGCTGTGGTCGAATCCTACCAGCACAGTGTCGAAATTTTTCATATAATCCACCTCAAAAAGTCGAACAGAAGTTTTACAAGGAATAGAACGCCGAGGATGGCCAGAACAGCGACCGAGTTGAAGATGAACCTTAGAATATCATCCCAACCATTTTTCATTTCTTGGTCACCCGCTTCGCCTTCCGCTCCTCATACTCGGCCTTTTCAATCTGGACCATCTTGCCGTCCTCTTCCTTGAAGTAGCGGTTAAGCTCCACCTTCTTGTCATTGGGCGTAAGAATATAATGGTAGCCAACCGTATCGTAGTCGCCGTTCTTAGGATCGACCAGGAAGTCTTCCGAAAACACGCGATACTTCTTGCCGGCAGGCAGATAGGGCATGGTGATGGGGAAGATCTTATCCACGAGCCGGGTCATGAAGCCATTGCTGAAGGCCGCATTCGGAGCATTGATGTTTATGCCGCAGACCCGTTCAGTATCGGAATAGGTGGCTGTGCCATCCGGAGCAACTTCCTTGAACAGGGAGGACATGCGCTTGCACTGGTACTGCTGATATCCTTCTTTCCAGTTGCACTCACTGGTGATGTCGCTCCAAATATCAGGAGTGTCCTCAATGGGCGTCAGGCACTTGCCGTCAATCAGACGGTTCAGAATGCTCTTGGTGATCTGGATGCTGAAACCGCTGTGACCATCCCTGTAAAGGCACTCGTAGGCCCTCAGAGCGCTCTTGTAGCAGGCCACGCCATAGTCCCAGTCATCCGTATCCTCCGAAGCCTCTTTTTCCCGCTGACAGGCCATCTCGACCTCCTGAGAGGCCCAGCGGTTTTCCTCTTCGTCCATCAGCACCGCCCGGTCATCCCAATACTCATTGGCAAAGACCTTCCGGCAGTCCCCGCCAAAGGCCTCGACAATCTCAGGCAGGTTCTCGTTGACTGCGTCCAAGTGAATATCATGCTCCTTGCAGAAGCTCACAGCCTTCTCCAGGGGCTCGCCGACACGGTTGGTCCAGAGGATGACCTTGGTACCATTGGCCTGCTCCTCTTTCAGCCGATTGATGTTCTTCCAGATGGGCTCTCCCACCTCCGGCCACTTGTTGACCGCAAGACAGCCATCGAAGTCCACAGCAATGATCTTCGGAGGGGTAGACGCCGTAGCGTTCTCGGGTTCCTTGGTTTCGACCGCATTTGCATTCATTTCGTTCATGGTGTTTTCTCCTTTTCAAAATATCAATCGATAATGGTGAGTTCACTCATCGGAACGGTTGCCAGTGCTCCGTTCGTTTTCTTGATAACGGCCTTGTCTGCGAAGAGACCAACGCCGAGCTGTAAAATATCAACCTCTTCGGCGCGCTCTTTTGCCAATCTGAGGCATCCCGAACAGGCTCCTTCGGGAGCCCACCCCAAATTCATACAAGCGATGCAGTCGGGCACACTCTGATAAATCCCTTTCATGTCGCTCCTTTCCAGAAAATATAAATGCCCCGAACTGCTGTTACACAATTCGAGGCATTCTTTTTTTTTCGTATTTTGTTTAATCCGAGGCTTTGAAGTTGTAGACCGGGCGAATACGCTCCACAATGTCCGCTGTGGGGCCGATTTGTGCGATAATCTCATCCATGCTCTTATACGCCATGGGAGATTCGTCCAACGTATCCGGCACCACACAGGTCGTATAGATGCCTTCCATTTCCGACCGGAAGGTTTCCATAGACAACGTATTGAGCGCAGCTCGCCGGCTCATCAGTCTTCCCGCGCCATGCGGAGCGGAGCAGTTCCACTCTTCATTTCCCTTGCCAATGCAGATCAGGCTTCCGTCACGCATGTTGATGGGGATGAGCAGCTTTTCGCCAGCTTTGGCAGAAACGGAGCCTTTGCGAAGGATCATGGCGTCCGTATCAATATAATTATGGATGGTGGTGAATTCGTCCGTAATCGTGAATCCCATCCCGGACACGATGATGTCCGCCATAGCTTTTCGGTTCAGAACGGCGAAGCGCTGGGTCAACTTCATGTCGTGGATGTAGTCGTCGAACAACTTACCCTCCACATAGGCCAGGTCTTTCGGAATATCCAACACGTGCTCTTTCTTCAGCGCCGTAATGGTCTTCTGAATTTCCTGGAAACGCCCCTCCGCTTTCAACTGGGCAATGGTCTCCTGAATCTGATGACGGGCTCCGCCCCAGAGTGCCCGGCGGCCTTCGTTTTGATAATAGTCGGCCACTTCCGTTCCGAGATGTCGGCTCCCGGAGTGAATCACGAGAAACAGCCGCCCGCCCCCGGCTTGGTCTACCTCAATAAAGTGGTTACCGCCTCCCAAAGAACCGATGCTGTGAACTGCTCGGTCAAGATTGACCTGGTCGGCACAACGGAGCTGGGTCAAGTCGATTTCCGAATTGAGAGGATGGGGAATATCGCGGATTTCCCGGCCATAAGGAATCCTCTCACGAATCAGCGCATCCAGCTTGGCGAAGTCAATCTCACGTTCGGCCAGTTCCACAGTTTCCATACCACAGCCAATATCCACGCCTACCATACCGGGGACGATCTTGTCCTGAATGGTCATAGTGGTGCCGATGGTACAGCCTTTACCCGCATGGACATCGGGCATAATGCGGATTTTACAGCCTGCAAACTCAGGCCGGTCACAAACAGCTTGAATCTGCTCCCGAGCCGCTCCTTCCAGCTCGTTGGTGTAGCAAATAGCAGTGTTGTATTGCCCTTGAATTGTTATCACAGTTTTTCTCCTTTCCTGCGAGATTTAGAACCAGACGTCGATCGACGGGAAAATATCCTGGAGAGATTCTCCATCAAAGAACCCGTCCGAAAGAAGATCGTCAATGTTGTCGTAGTCTTTCCACACCTCGCCATACCACATAGTATAAGTGGTCTCTGAATCCTGAGTTTGCGGCTCTACGCCACATTGTTGTCCATTATACTCGAACTCGGCGGTGCCGTACTCCTCGGTCAGATTTCTTACAAATTCCTCCAAAGTCATAAAATATCATCGTTCTCCTTTCTGAGATCGGGTGGTATCTCTTCTTGTTTGTTACTAATCTGTTTGCCGGTTTCGTGGTCCCATTCATAATAATGAACATGTTCCCCATGTCTTCCGTATGAATGGTGTTTTGGGTTTCCGTGATCGGTTGTGTGTATCTCCTTTACTTTCCAACCATCGCCGTCATAAAAGGCACGAGTTTTAACGCTACCGTCAGAAGTAACATGGTCGACAACACTGTCCGGTTCATCTCGCTTAGAAGGAGCAGTGTGTCCTTTGATGGTTTTTGTCACTATTGTATCAGACTTCCCGGTTTTATCAAGCGGATACGGCGGCCCATTACGAACGCCCCACTTCTGACCTTTGACGCCATGATGAGCAAGGACATTAAATCCAAGCCGGCCCCGGAGTTCCCAGAGAATATCTTCCACGGTTTCGCGGGTCTTCGGGTTCAGTTTGATATAGTCCTTATGTTCATCATACCACGAGAAGATCTCGCTCAGATCACCTTCCGCCCAGCTGAAGGCCCACCAGTCGCAGATCATCTCAATAATATAATTGTAAGGCATCTCCAGCAGGACTTCGCCTTCACCGGGGTCATCGTTGATTAGAACCCAGTGCTGCCAGTGATGGGGGTTGCGGTGGATGTGCAGGAGCCAGGCTCTTTGGAACGCCTGGACAACAGCATAGGAGCGGTTGCCTCCATAGAAATAAGCGTCATAGGCCTCGTACTCATCCGGCTTTGATTTGGACGCATCATGCTCGAACTCGGTCTGCCAAGCAGCGTCCGGTTTCCCCTCAAAGAGCCAGGGCATGTTGGTCTGAAGCCAGTCAAAACCCTTTTTCACGTTGGCCTTGTGCTTTTGTAAATATAAATCGTATTGGTAACTCACGGGCCGCACCTCAATTCTTGATGCCAAGTTTCAGTTTGGCCTGCTTGAGCGTCAGCCCAACAAAGTCGTTCGGTTTGATGATGGCAGGCGCCTTGGAACGGGAAACGGCTCCCCCATACTCCAGAACACCTTGCGTTCCGTCGTCGTAGAGAAGCCGCAGCCGATCGTTCAAAATATCACGCTGAACCATCCTGATTCGCTTTTGTGCCATATTGCCCTCCTGTGTTTTAAGTGGTGTATGCCAGGTCCCAATTCTGGGCAAATGCCTTCGTAGAGGAGTAAGGGCAGGAACGAGTCATGAAACGCCCGACCTTCCATTCCACCCAAAGGAACTTCCCTCGAATATAAATGCGGGCGTCATAGGCTTCGCCGTTTTTCAGACCCATGGAACCATCTTCCCCAATGAATCGCAGTTTCATAGCGCGCAGCCTCCTCATTCATCCGTACCCTCGTAGCAAACGGGTTTATGCGAGTGCAGGTTTACTGGATGCTCCAGACACTCGTCGCAGGGCGGTTCGTTTTCCTCCAGCTTCTCATGCTTGCAGGTTTTGCAGTATTTGTCAAACCGGACAAACAGGTAGTCATCTTGGATGCTCATGGCGGTGCCTCCTAAATATCATTGGCGCTGCGATGCAGGCTCTGCTCCGTGCTGAAACCGTCCGGATACCGCGTCCTGAGTTTGTCCACATTCATTTGCAGGATGCTCTCCAGGTCGTAGCCAATGGCGTCAGCGCTGACAGCCAGATACCAGGCAATGTCGCCCAGTTCTTTGGCCATGTGCTCCCGGTCGAACTCGTGGCCTTGGAACAGCACTTTCTTCATCAGGTCAATGGCCTCGCCGGCCTCTCCGTTCAGGCCCATAAGCCCTTCCAGAACGCGAATATAAGGGACGGGGTCGGTGGTGATGCGTGACTCCGTGCGCAGCGCAAGCGCCTGGTATTCATTGATTGTCATGGTAGAATGCTCCTTTTCGTGTGTAGTTGCTTGGTCAGTATGCGGTATTCTGGCGGCGAGTTGGTCGATGATGATCTTTTGGTTGATTGGCTCGACAATTTCATCCAAAATACGCTTTTCATACAGCTCCCGCCAAAATTTTTCCCTTTTCCAGAAGGATAGTTTTCGGATTTCCGCCATCAGGTCGATGCAGACCATTGCCTCTACCATGCCCCACCATCCGTCACAGGCTTGTTCATTGCACCAGGCTGTGAATTCCTTAAAGGTCAAAATATCAATCCTCCCTCTCCACAAAATAGACGTTGCCGTTGTGCTCCACCTTCTCAAAGCCGTTGGGGAAGGTTGGAGCATTGATTGCATGGGAAATATCAGTGGTATGCCGGCAATCAGGGTAGTGACACCGGTCGCCGCATCGCTTGCAATCGCAAACATAGAGCTTGTCGCCGGAATTGAGCTTCTGCATTTGAACCCTCCTATGGCTCGATGATTTTGTGAAAATCAGGCTTCGCTTTCTCCTTAATTTCGGACCACAGAGCCTCGCTGGCCAGTTCATGCGTCCAGACCGGCCTGCCGAGGAGTTTTTCGATATACCGGTGAACCTCGGACATGTCGCACATCAAAATGCCGGTGTAAGCAGAGAGAACAACTTTTTCATGAAGCGTCATCTTTTTTGTCCTTTCTCCGGGCGAAGCCGTGAAATATCAATATAGTTTGGACAGTGCAGAGATATGCCCATTTCTTTCGCCATTATTTCATACATGAGCAGGGTGGGTTTCAGCGAGCAAACTTTGATGTGGATGCAGGTCAAGCATCGTATTCCTGGAATGTCCATGCTCAACCCTCCTTGATAACAGCGCTCACTTCCGGAAACTGATGCTCGGTCGGGCCATATCCCTCTGTCCTAATTTTGACCGTCAGGTTTACTTTGGCGCGATCCACATTGAAGTGGTCTGCAAGTGCCTGGATAATATCTTGTTCGTTTAGTCGAAGTATTTTTTCCATCCGATCGACCCCTTTCAAATATAAAAGAAGAGAGCCCACGTTTCCGTAGGCTCTCTCTTTGGTCGAGGTTTAGAACTTCAGCTTTTCATTGATTTTGCGAATCTGTTTCTCGACCTTTTCCTGGATTTCGGTGTTCCCGGCCTTGATTGCCAGATCCAGGACTTCCTGCCAGTCTTCCAACTGGTCCAGAAGCATACCCTTGTACTGGTTATCGGTCATACCCACGGGATCACCTCCATTCGGAAGGCAAGAATAGTCACAACCAGACATCGCTTAACAACCTCCTTCCATAACGGACACTGTATTATTTGCGCAGTTTTGTTCTACTTATCTTACCACGCACTACACGAGGCTGTCAAAGGCGTTAAGGTTTAACCCGGGAGCTAAACCCAGTTTTGCGCGATAGTCGTTGTATGAGATTTTGCCCCGCTCATAGGCGACCCGCAGCGATTCCTCATCGGGCCAAGGGAATACGCTGATGGACATGCCTCCGTCTGGAGAAATATAAATAGTAACCGTCCGGTCACCCTTCGCCATAGCGTCATCCACGATGGTATGAACTTCCTGCCAAGGGGTGATGAAATTGCTCTTTTCCATAATATCATTCTCCTTCTTTGGTAATCAACTCGCTGTGCGGCAACCCCTCAGTGATGTATCGCCCACCACAAAAGCATACAGACAGAGAACTTGGCAAAGAACCACAGAAACTCCCCTATTTTCTGCATCAAAAGCCATGTTATGGGGTGCTTTTCGACCCACTTCTGTTCCTTATTCATCATTTAACCCTCATGTAATTTACAGAAATGATCGAACTGTGCATTCAGTTCCTCATGGACTCTTCGTTTCGCCTCTTCCGTGATCTCATTACTAATGGGGATATCTTTCAAGCTGGGGCCAGTAATCAGCTCATTGTACGGCAGACCCTCGATCCAGTCGCAGAAGGTGTGCCACTCATCCAACTTGTGGTTCCGCCGACTCTTGTAGATGTTGGCCAGCACTTCATAGTTGAGCATGACCGTTCGCCGCTGGTTGTAGGAGGAAGGGAGAAGCTGAATCATCTGCCACCAAATTTCCTTGGCTTTCTCACTTGCTTTGGGGACTTTTTGTTTCTCCATGCTCAGATAGTATTTTCTGGCATTATTCAACAACTCAATGGTTGCGTTAAGTATCTCGATTGGGGAAAGACCTCTCCAACCACCTCCGAGAGGATACGCAAATACCTCTTTATCAATCAAATGCTCATAGCTGAAATCCTCCAGCGTAAACTCCTTCGCCGCAATTTTGTGCATTGTGGAGCAGGAATTGGCCACCGTCCCCACCTTGTAGGTATCGAACTCCTTCCACCAGTACAGAGGGCCAATCAGGTCTACATAGACCGGTATCATCCGCATGAACTTCCGGTGGTCGGTGCCGGCGTTGCGGAGACGGTTCATCAAATTCGCATCATTAGGGCCGATCCAAAATTCAGAATCAGATGATGTTGCCATAACAAGACGTGCAGCGTTCTCGGTCTTCCGCTGTCTTAATGATCAGCATCGTTTTCTCCTTTCATCTTCACATTCCACTTTTGGATCGATTCCGCTCTGGACTTCTGTGACCTCTCTAAAGAGATGGCGCAGTCCGGATTGATGCACCCGCATAAATATCCATCCCGCGAATGCCAAATATGTGCCGGGCGTCCGCATTTGCAACGAACTGCCGCTATCTGCTCATTCTTCATAGATGATGAGCGCACGATCCACGATGGTTGATTCCGAAGGAACCCCATTCGTAAACTCGAGCGTCAGGTTCATGCTCTGATACTTGATGTCGATGACCTTTTTGTCAGCGATAAAAGCATTGATCGAGCTTTGAAAGGCCGCAGGGTCATCATTCGATAAAATGCAAACTTTCATGCGTCCCCCTCCTGGTGATGTTTCGCCATCTCTGCCAGTAAGGCGTTTTCCTCATCGCAGAACTTGATTTTCGACGGGTCTACCCGTCGTACGCCGTCCGTAAACTCGATGATGCCATGGACCTGCCCAATCTGTCCTCCGGGGTGACCGCCCCGCAGAGGACTTGTGTCTATTACATTGGACCAATGCTCCCAGCAGTGGAAATATCCAAGCTCGCCGTTTACCTCACAGAGCCGGGTTTCCCATTTGATTTCACAATTCAATCCAGCCATAGTCTTACCTCTTAAATATAATTTTTCGTCCGTACCCTACTTAATGTCCGCAATAGACTCCACAAAGCAGTTATAGTAGGTGTAGCGCTTCCCCTCATAGTCAAAGAGGACGTAGCCGCCGTCATTGCCCTCAATGTCAATTTTCCCAGTGTACTGTGCAATGATCTCACCATCTGCCGTATAAATCGTCACCGTCCGTTCGAGTCCGTTGTCCAGTTCACTTTTCTGGTCAGTCATTGCCCGTTGACCGCTGGCGGTATTCTGATAATACCAGCGCATCCCGGCAAAGAGTCCGATGATAAGGAGCATGGCTGCTACAACGCTGAGGACCTTCCAGACAATCTTTTCAAATATAATTGCGCCAAAGATGCCAAACGAAAGAATAAAGAGAGCAAGAATCCCAAAGAGAACCCACCCCTGAATCGTCATAATGTTCTCCTTTCATTGCTCCGGAGTGGAGCTGCTGTTTTTGTTGCCGTAAAATATGGCCGCGATAAAGGCCTGGGTCAACCGCATAGCCTCTTCCGGGGTTGCTTTCGCCGCCAGGGTGCTCCGATAAAAGAGAAGGGCCGTTTCCGCAATCGACCCAATGGCGCTGATAAACTCTTGTAGCTGCTTTTTATCCATTGGCAGTGCCTCCTAATAATAAGAAAAGACCACCCCCAAAGATGAGGGTGGCCCCGATTTGCGTTTCAACAATAGTTTTTCTCAAAGTCTTCCAGAATATCAATGAACTCTGCCGGCAGATACTCTATTGCTTTCAGTCTAAGGTCGTTCGGGACGCCGTAATAGGCTCCCGCGATCCCGCCGGCAATGGCCGCGATCGTGTCGCTGTCCCCACCGAGGGAGACCGCGATGCGGATGGTATCTTCAAAATTTTCCGACTCCAAAAATGCCTCGATTGCTTGAGGGACAGATCCCTGGCAGCTTGCGTCAAAGCGGTACTTTGGGCGGATCTCGTCGATTGCGAAGTCCAGAATATAATATTGATCTTCGATTCGCTTTTGGATCATGCTTTTTGTCGCGCCATTCAGTGCACCCCAAGTAGCCAAAGCCGCAGCCTCCGCGCCTTTTATCCCCTCTGGATGATCGTGACTGACCTGCGTTACTGCTTTGGCAAGTTGGATACATTCTTTTTCCGTTTTGGCAACATAAGCCACCGGGCTTACCCGCATGGCGGAGCCGTTTCCGTAGCTCCGGTAGGGCCCCGGGTTCTTATGGTGGAGCCAGAGGTAGAATATCTGTCCGTACCCGGCATTGGGGTACTTTCGCCCAATCTCCTGCATACACCGAACCGTATGATCACTGAGCTCGGTATAGTCGCCTTTGCATTCCAGCAGAGCTTTGGCGACCGCCACCGTCATGGCCGTATCATCCGTAAACCGGCACCGGTCTGTAAATAGTTCAAAGTCCTTGGACTTGTGGTTATGCCGTTCAAATCTGGAGCCAACAATGTCCCCAACAATCGCGCCAAGCATTCCTTTCACCTCTTTTGAGACAGAATATAATAAGGTATGGTCACTTGTCAACTTCCAGGATGTGCGCCGCAAGCATGTCTGCCGTATGCGTCCAGAGGACGTTCGGATACGCATGAATTGCCCTTGTGTAGTCGTTCCACTCTTTCTGGTCTACAAAGGCGCCCATGTGATAACGGATGCACAGGATTTCTTCCATGGTAAGGGACAAATGCTGGGAAAGCAGCATCACCGACTTCTCCCCGTGCCCTTTGAGAACCGCATCGGGGTCGTACTCCCACTTGCTTTCATCAACAAGAGGGATCGGGGCACCGCCACCATAGAAAGTCGCGTCAACCGGATGCCGGTATTGATCCTGCTTGCAAATATCATGGAACATGCCGATGATGTAAGGCGATTCCGGGCGTCCCCACGTCAGGCTATTCTGCTTTGTGAGTTCTACCAGAGAGATGGTCACATTCAGACTGTGCTCGAACAGACCGCCCTCGTATGCTCCATGGTATTTGGTGCTGGCCGGGGCCGTAAAGAAGCCGCCTCCTTTCAACCTCTCAACGATGCTCTCCGGAAACAGATGCAGAGCAGGCTCCATGCAACTGCGAAAAGCGAAAACGCGACTTTCAACATCGCTATGGTCTGATGCAAATTTATTTTCGTCATTCATCGTCTTTCTCCTTTTAGAGTTTAATTTCAAGCTGCTCACATTGGATGCAGAATCCTCTGTCCTTCATTGCAAGCAGCTGTCGGGCCTTATTGACGGCCCAGGGGTCATCCAAAGGCAGGTTCATACCAGTCGAGTGGTCGAAGTCTTTGAATTCTTCTGCATAGGGAACCTTGGCGGCGATGTCGGGATACTTCTTCTGAAGCTCTTCCAGTTCCGTAGCCCATGCCGACCAGGCGCTATCCGAAATGAGGTTATCGTCCATTTTGTAATAGATGATGCTGTGAACGAGAATTTGTCTCCGCCTGCGGTTAAGCAGCTCTGCGACGTCTTTCCTGTTCATGACTCTTGGGGTTCACCTCCAACGGCTTTGTGGCCCAACCGACAAACTTGCCCTCGTTGAAGTTCTTCTTCTTGGACAGAGCCTTGCTGATGGCGAGGTCAATCCCGGAAAAGCTCTTCAGGTGGTAGTAGTTGAGATCCCGGTAGGGCGTATTCAGCCGGTCAATCCGTCCGGCCGCCTGCGTAGCAACCTTGTAGGAATACTGCTGCGAGTAGAATATAATAGTGTCCGTGGTGATGCAGTTCCAACCCTCGCAGCCGGCGGTGTACTGGACGAGGTACACCCACTTTTTTCCGGTAGGGATTTCCTGGTGCTTGTGACCGTTCCACTCCGCAACCTCCGTACCCTCCGGATACCCCAGTGAACGCAAAATATCCAGCTCATAGTCGTAGCTGTAAAAGATGATGGCCCTGGGATGGTCCTCCATGATTTCCAGTATCGCAACAGACCGGGATTCATCCGAATTGGTCACCCGGCGAAGCGCCATGCAGAGTTCGGCTGCGGTTTCAATGGGCCTGTCCTCCCAGGGATTCCATCGCGTCCGCATGACGTCCTTATACCTGGAAATATCATACGAAACCCGGATGTCCTCATGATGGGATACTGTCTGCCGCTTGAAATCCATGTTGACCAGAATCCTGTCCCGAAGCCGGATTAGCCTTCCGGTATTGCGGTAGCCGTCAACCTTCGGGTATTTGGCCCTCCAATCGTAGATCACATGCTGGTCCACAAAGTCGGTCTTGTTGCGGTAGAACCCGTTGGCGATGAAGACCGGAATATAATCCTGCCAGGTATCGCCAGGCGTGGCCGAGAGCAGAAGCCAGTCATTCGACTTTACGATTTTGAGGAACGCCTTGGTCCAGGCGCCATACCCCACCACCCGCTGTTCATCAAAGATAAAGAAGGCGTCCTTGACGTCAACGTACTTACCAATGTTGTTCCAGGAGTCGATGACCACTTTGTTTTTGTAGTAGTTGGCCTCTGGAGTGGGGGAGAGCAGGAACGGAGCCAAATCGCCCTGCCATTCACAGGTGTCCCGTTTTCGTGCAGTGGTGATGATGTAGAGGTCTCTGGGATTCTTCATCGGAATATACTCGTCCGTACCCACTTTGCCGCCCTCTTGCACATAGTAATAAGCGAGGCCGGTCCGGGACTTCCCCGAACCAACCCCGCCGCAGAGGATACAGCCGTTTTTCATCCGATTCAGAGCTTCGAGCTGGTAGTCATATAACTGAATGGCCACGGGGCATCACTTGTCCTCTTTCTCAAGATACTCGTCCGTCCACTTTGCAATGACATTGTAGTAGTTGCCCTTGTTGCCGAGAGCTTTCTTCGCAATCGCCATAGCAAGCCCCTTCTCCGGATCGAACTCGTCGTAAACGGCTTTGACCACAGTCTTGGTGCCATCGGCCCAGAAGACGATAGTGGCTGGCTCGTTGAACATCACGTCCAGAATCTCCGGAACAAGAGCGCTATCGTCAAACCTCCGCAAGGCCTGAACCATAGCGCGATAAGCTGCCGGCGGCTGATTCATCTCCTGGACAGACTCGTAGTAAATCTTGCTGCGTCCCCGGGGCAAAAAATTGCTTCCGGCAACGCAGGTTTGACAGACGGGCGCTCTAAGGTAATTGTCGCGCACGCAGTCCTCGCATCTTGGCCATTTATTCATGTCGCATCCTCCTTAAATAAATCCATAAACGTCCGAATGGTTCTTCTTGTGTGCCATACGTCAGAAAAATACATAGGCGTGAACCAGTAATTTTCCATGCTGTCGCCAGGGGTCATTGGCTCCGTAAGGGCGTTTCCGACCTTGATATAGCCAGCGACCCTGAGCAGGGAGATCTGAATATAACACATTAGCGCCACCAGTTCCTCGATGTCCTGCCCGATGATCAGAATGTGGTTCTGAAAGTTCAGGCCCGCATCTTCTAATTTGTGTCGGGCGGAATTGATTGCGGCAATTAGATTTGCTCCTGCTCCACAGCAGCAGTCATTGATGGAAACATAGCCCTGCTTGTCAATCTGCTCAACAAGGTCGTCCATCGTGATGTCCGCCATCAGTTGGCACACGTGGTATGGCGTAAATATCTGTTTCAGCTCCTCATAGTCGAGGTGCAGATCCATAAACATCTCGCCGAGAAAGTCCTGTTCCGGGTTTTCATCCAGAGCCAGGACCACAGCGGCGTAGAGTTTGGGGAAAATATGCTGCTGAGATTCTTCGTATTTGTTGATGATTTCCAGATACCGTTTCTCCCGCTCATCATAATGGGCTTTATCCACGGTATTGGACATTGCGCAGGCCACCATGACGATGAAATCCCTCCAAATATCAATCGGGCGACATTTTGGAGAAAGCAGCTGCTGAAAATTGGAGCGAAACTCGTGATAATACTCGCTCTTTCGCGTCGACGGCCTGGCTGGAATGTACTCTTTCCGGACGGGACGAGCCGATTCCAGCATCTGTGTGATGGGTGTTCTTTCTTGCCCCATCGCTTTGGGCGGAACAGCCATGGGAGGTTTCCACGGTTCCTCCATGGACTTCGGTTTTGCCCGTGTTCTCGGTTTCTGCTGGGGAGGCGTGGAAGGGTTCTTCGTTTTCTTCTTCCGGGAATTTTTCCAGAATGGCTTCATTCCACACCCTCCTTAAATATCATGCAGCAATTTACCTCATTTGCCATGGTTTTTCTCCTTTCAAAAATAGGAGAGGGCGCCGGCTATCTCCTTATTCACCGACGCCCCCACATTGGTCTTACTCCTCCGGATACTCGTCGCCGGCATACTTCTCGGCGAACTCATCCTCTTCGATGACCACGTACAGCGAACGCAGGTAGGCCTTAACGCCGCTCTTCTCGTTCTTGGTGCCCTCCTGAATCACCCAGTTGTAGGGGCGGATAGTCAGGTCCACATTCCGGATTTCCGCGAAGTCGAGGGTGTCGATGGACTCCTCATCCAGCTTCACCTTCTTGCGCTTGGTAATCATGTAGACCGTGGGCGGAATGTTCTCAAAGCTGACCGCCACCTGAATATAATAGCGGGGCTCCTCGCCGTCCTCACGGGGCGGACGAACACGGACATTCCAGCCGTCATCGATCAGCTTCTGGGCGTCTGCGGCATCTTCGATGTAGACGCAGAAGTTCCGCTGTCCGGCGCGGTTGTACTTGCTCTCTCTGCCGGAGAAGTTCCGGAAGAGCAGGCGGGCGTTCTCGATCACAAGGTTCTCATTCACTCTGGGATTAGCCATAATAAAACTCTCCTTTATTTATCGTTGATTTGGGAAAGGTGTTCGCAGATAATCGTGCCCCTGCGGAGCAATGCGACTTCCTCTTCCAGCTTCTTGACGCGGTTCAGCAGTCGTCCCTCATAAACCATGGCCATGAAAGCCAGCAAAACCGCCAACACGACATTGACGCCGCATAGGAAGAACCGCTCGGTGGCGGCGCAAATGAACGCAGCCAGAACGTCGAACCAGAATATAATCAGCAGAATGGTCATCCTCTTCACCTCACATCAAAGGCGGTAGCGTCATCGCCATAGGGCTCCCCGGGGCCGAACCAGGGTGGCGTGTCATCGTCCGCTTTCACATAGGGGTCGTCGGATACGAACCACTCGAAGTCTCCGTATTGGGAAATATCCGCAACGGCGGCGTCCACCATGGCATCGTAGTACCCCCGGTCGATGCCGTCTTCCTTACCCAGATGCTTGACCATCTCGGACTCCAGCCAACGGTAGCCCTTGGCCCCGCCAGCAGAGGCATAGCTCTTTTCGCCGGTCTTTTTGTCCACGACCTCCCGCAGCAGCAGACCGCCGTTGCAGCCGGGTTTCATAGGACAAAAGGAGCCAACCTTGCCGATGAAAATATAATTGTGGCCCGGTTCGATTTTGGCTTTCAGATCCGCAACGACCTCGTCATAATCCATGGGGTACTGTCCCTCTTTGTCCGGCCATTTTTTCCGCAGTGTTTCAAGCTCTTTCTCATACTCGGATACATCCGGCAGGGTCTCGTTCGTATCCAGGTACAGTGCGGTGGTGACCGACTTGGTCTCGCACATATCCTCGAACACGATCTCTTCCCTGGAGAACAGCTTCTTGAACACGTAGGGGATCTGGAACTGGGTGCCGGTGGCGTTCCATTCGCCGGGGTGTTTCCGAATATCACCGGGCACATAGCCGTAAGCCAGCTGGCATTTCTCCGCCGTGGCGTACTTGGCGATGTAAACGGCGTTGTTCACCAGGCACATCCGGTCGTAGGTAGCCTCGTGCTCAAAGGTATAGCCGTACTTCTCACCGTACTTCATCACAAAGTCGATGATGGCCGGCGTTGCGTCCGGGATTTTGATGGAGTCCGTCTTGATATGGGCAACAGTAAAGCCCTGTTTCTGGACCTCGTGCTTGAGGTTGACCATGAACAGGGCTCCGCGTTTGGCGACGATATTGTCTTTGTTCCGGTTGTCCCGGAAGGGGTTCTCAAAGTTGGCCGAGGTTAGGCCGTAGACCGAATTGATGGCGATTTTCAGTGCCTGGGCCAGAGCGTCTGCCGAACCCTCATCCGTCAGATACTTGGTCAGTGCGCCGTTCAGCATCTTCCGGGCCTTCTCAAAGTTCTTGTGTTTGATCTCCACACGGGCGTCCTTGATCTCCTGGAACCGCTTGGTGTACTCGGGGCCGAACAGCTCCTCCGCGATGATGCTGGAGGGGTGCATGGAGGCAATGTCCAGCAGGGCGATGTCGCCGTACATACCCGGCTCGGCATAGACGTAGCCGCCCTCGCCAACCTCCTCACCGCGATAGAGGGACTTCCCGCCCTCGAATTTGTATCCGGGGAAGATGGGGCGTCCCTTCTTGTCAAAGGCGGTGAACTCATCGAACTCAGGTTCTCCCATGGTAAAGGGCAGGTCCCGGTTCGGGTCATAGATCTGCGTCGTGTCGCCCATATTCCGGTAATTGAACTGGTCCTGGGGGCGCTTGTTGCCGCCAAATATAATTCTGGTGGTGAGGGAGTTGGTAGTGTCGTTCACCGTCATCCCGGCCACGTCCGCCAGGATCTCCCGGGCCACAAAGTCGGCTTTCCGGGCATTAAAGACGGCCTCGGTAGCAATGACATCGTTGTCGCAGTATTCCGCGACCTTCTGCCACATCTCCTCCGGAACCGGCTGGTCCCAGGGAAGACCCAGCTCCTGGTGATGAAGGCCCAGCTCGATCTCCCATTTCTTCAGGCTCTGCTTGACCGAGCAGAAGTCATACACGTCCGTATAAGAGACGTTGTAGGCCTCCCCAAAGAAGCAGTTGGTGCTTCGGGCCTTTTTCTCGCTGTTGATGATCTTCTGGGACAGGTTGTAGAGCTGCTCGTTGGTGTAACCCATCAGCCGGGCGTACAAAATATGATTGTCGTACCGGCGGCAGTTGAACCCCACCAAACGGAACTTCATCAGCTCCTCGATCTCCGTGGGCTTGGGGTTGATCATCCGGACCACGGTTTGACCGGGGCCTTCGATCTTCCAGTTCACCAGGAACAGATTGGGGAATACCTCTACATCATAAAAGACCAGCTTGGCCTCGTCGTTTTTCACCCCCTGCCCGTCCTCGGCGGATTTGAAGGGCATCTTATTCACCAGCTTGATGCAGTATTCCGCCTGGTTGGTGCTGTTGGCGGCGAAGGCCAGGACCGCGTTGCGCATATCGGTGACGTCGTAGGGCATACCGCTCTCATAGGCGTCCGTCAGAATCTTGTGGATAAAGTCGATAGAGGGCTTAGTAGCCGGATGGATTTCCTTATTGAGGTTTCGCTTGATCTGAACTCTAAGCCCTTTTTCGCTTTGAATGACTTTGGAATTTACCACATTGTTTTCTCCTTTCAACGGTAATCCAGAGCTTATCGTAGCGATAGGCAGGTTGTTGCATTTGGAGAGCTTGCGGCGCAGGGAGCTGTTGCCGGTAAAGACCTTGACCTCGATGTGGTCGTCGTAAATCCGGCTGAGCCGCATCGGGTCTCCGGAATAAATATAATGCAGGTGGATGCCGCAGCCGCTCTTGCTTACCTCCGCATAAGTGGCCGGCCACTTGCTCGCCTCGGCCAGATTCCGCTCAAAGGACTTCTGGCCCTGCTCATCCGGAATATCAAAGTCGATGACGATGTGGTTTTCCGGGAGCTTGACGTAGTGCAGCTTGCTGGTGTCCAGGGCGGACAGCTTTGTCCGGACACGCTCCCATTTGTTACGGGGCGTGCCTTCTCCGCCTGCATACTGGGCGGGGCAGTCGGCGCAGTCCTTGTCAAACGCCGAAGCCTGCCCCTCCACAAAGTCGATGGTGGGGTGAGGGGGCGACACCGGCTTGTCCTCCGGCGCCTGTTCCTCAAATTTTTCCGTCCGAAACCCGCTGTAATAGTTCCGAACGCGGGACCCGTCCCCCATGCTGAACCGCTCCTCGTAACACCGGAAGTAGTTCTTCAGCTCCTCCTTAAATATCATGCGGGAGACGGGGTAGGGCACCTTGGCGTCCTCGCAGTAGACCTTATACATCTCCCAGGCCGACTTCAGGGACACGCCATCGTCCCGTTTGAACACATGATAGGAGTCCACGATGAAGTTATAAAAGTCATTGGAGGCCCCCATCATGGCGATGGGAATATAATCGTTGTAGTAGTCCGGGTCCTCCAGATAGACCTCCTGACAGTGATAGGCAATGCCGCCCAGCTCGAAGGGGATTTGCCGGGTCAGCCTCCGGTACTCGTCCGGCGGAACCTTGTCCCCGGTGGGCGTCACGTCGATCAGCCTTCGGATGACGCCGGATTTCGCGTCCGTAATCTTGACCGGCTTGTTGGTTCCCATGATGAGGAAGGTCTTAAAGCGGTTGGAGTAGGCGGAGCGGAACTTTTCGTTGACAGTCATCATCTCGTGGGACACCAGCGAATTGATGCGGGTGTTGTCCTCGATGCGGGAGAGGTCGCCGTCATGCTGAATGGCCACCAGCGGATTGGCGCGGAAGGCCTCCAGAGCAAAGGCGTTGCTGGAGGAGCCCAGGTCCTTGGCGCTGAAGCTGGTGTGGTATCCCTCGAAGAGCTGCATGATCACATTGATGATGGTGCTCTTTCCGGTGCCCACCGCTCCGTAGAAGACCAGAAACTTTTGCAGCTTCTTGGACTCCCCGGTAACGATAGCCCCGATGCACCACTCGATCTTGTGCCGCTCCTCGGGAGAATATAATGTGGAGACCAGACGCTCCCACGCCGGAGTCTCCCCCGGCTCCAGGGGGTAGGGGAGGGACTTGCTGGCGTAGTCGCGCTTGGTCACTTTCGTGTTGGAGAATATCAGCTTTTCATCGAGCATATGGAACTGGTCTTTCATCTGCTTCTGGCAATACTTGTGCCAGGTGTCGATCATGCCAGTTTCCGCGTCCCACATATGGAGGACGCGAATGTTGCCGTCAAAGCGCGTGCGGTTTTCTTCTGCGTATCGGTCCAGCTCACGGTCGATCAAGTCGACCGCGTCCTGTTCATCAGTCGACCACATACCCCGTTCGTCAATCCAGATTGCATAGAAGTCGCCGCCTCTGATCATGAGGTCGCTACTTTTCTTGATGATAAACTTGGGATAGATCTCGATGATGCCGCGTTTCCCGCTGCGCGTTGAAATCATCAAGAAGTCCAGCATCGGGTCACTTACTCTCCTTTATCATACTCCAGCTTTTTCACACGGACCGAAAGCTGGTAGACCTGTTCCTCCCGCTTCCGGTTCTCCGCCGCCAGGGCGTAAACGCCCACAACTGCGGCAACGGCGAGCACGGTCAACATGCTGCTTTTACGGCTCAGCTTGGCCACCCGCTTCTCAAAGGCCTGGAAGTTGTGGTTTACCAGGGCCGTCAAGTCCTCCAGCGTGCAGATATCCACGAATTTCCCCTTTTTACTCATGCTAAATGCCTCCCTCCCTGATGATTTCGCGCAGGTAATAGTTCATCTGATACCAGATTTCCGTGTTCCGCATGTCGCGGCCGTTGTCCACGGTAAAGAGCCCGCCTTCGCCGTTGCGTCCGTACCCGCGTTCCAGGAACCGCTCCAGCGTCTGATCAACAAAATATCGGTCAAACTTCCGGTCGTCCATGGAGCCGAGCCCCAGGCTCACCAGCATACTCCAGAACCACTGCCCCGTCCGGTCTCCGGCGTCGGGGTCGTCCATGATGTGCTCCTCGCAGCGGATGGCGAGGGCGATCATCATTTCCAGAATGCTGCACGGGCGGTCGTCCAGGCAGGACGCGACCATGGCGTCAGAATATAATTGCTCGCGACCGAACCGATATCTAAGGTCGATGCCGTCTTCGGCCCGGTTGCCGTCCATCGGAATCGTATAGGTGAATTCCGTATCGTAAAGCCGCGCAAACAGCTTGCGATAGGACTTGTTAGAATATCGGTCGTCGACCACGAGCTGATACATCCAGTCAAAATACTGGTCAATCAGTTCATCCCGGGTCAAGCGTCAGACCTCCCTTTCAAATTTTCGGAGGAAGGGTGGAGCGGAATTCCGCGTAACTGCGCAGGTCCCGCAGGATCTCGTAGTCGCACCGCTTGGGGTCGCTCCGGACAAAGACGGAATCCTCCTCGTACTCCCCGAAGTGGTTCAGGGCGTCCCCGACGATATCCTCCGGCTCGTCGATGATGACCCCGTTCTCATCGGAAAGGATGCCGTCGTCAAAATAGGTCAGGCTGATCTGGGCGTAGCCGTCCATCTCCCCAAATTCCTCCGGGGAGATGACATAGGGGGCCTCCACCTCATGCTCCGGCTTCGGGGGCACCGAGGTGCGGGAATATCCAACCCGGCTGACCATCTTGGCGTAGTCGTTGATGTCGCCCTTCTCCTGGTTCTTGTTGGCCGCCAAAACGGTTTTGGGCGCCTCCTCCGGCTCGTCCTCTTTGGCCAACTGCTCCTTCAGAGCGGCGATCTCCTCCTTCAGCTGCTGCTCCCTGGCATAAAAGGCCTGCTTGGCGGAGTCAATCTCCTGCTCGGAAAGCTCGTCGTACCGCGTCTTGGCGACATACCATGCGGAAACGCCCCCCAGTGCGGCGCCTGCGAGAAAGGCCAGCGCTGTGCCAAGTTTACTCATTGTAGTCCTCCTCTTCGTCTTTAGTGCTCATGACGGTAATGGCAAGGCCCCCGAACAGCAGCGCCGCGCTGATCAGGAGCCCGCCGGTGATGTGGCGTTTTCTTCTGGTGTTGACCGCGTAGTCCAGCATGGACACCAGATTTGCAAATCCCTCCATACCGCTTACCTCCTGGACAAAATGGTGACGCCGCCGACCAGGCAGAGTCCCGATACGGTGGCCAGGGCGTAGGACAGCAGGGCTTTGATGCAGGTTTTCATAATGCGCGCCTCCTTTACTCATAACTGGAAAAATAATGCGCCCCCACCTGGAACAGGGGGACGCCGTAGGAATGATAGTGGCCAGTCCGGAAGAAGACCACCTCGCTGTTCGTGCGGTTCTCCAGCTCCTCCCGGACCAGCTGAACCAGCTCTTCCTTCACATAGCAGCGCTCGATACGCTCTCCATACATGCCGGCAAACTGGTTCTTCTGATAAATCACGTCGTGGACATTGTCGGGAAACCGGGGGTCGTCCACTCGGTTCAAAATGGTGTCGATAACCAGCCGCTGGCCCTCCTCCGGCTCGCCTTCCGCCTCCGCCATCACGCAGAGGGCGATCAGGTCGATCTCCTCCTGGGTCAGCGTGACGGCGTTGGGCTCTTCCATCGGTTCCTCCGGCTGGACGACAGGGGCCTTGGAGACCACAGGCTGAGGAATATCAGCCCGTTTCTCCGTCAGGTTGACCTGTTCCGCAACCGCATGGACCGGGGTGGCAACCGGCTCCAAAGCGGCGGCAGGCTCATACTCCACACAGAAGGACGCTCCGGTGAGCATTACGGCTGCAAGCAGCAGGGTCGCCAAAAATTTCTTCATGGCTCAGCCCTCACAGCGTCTGGTGGGTGGCCAGCGCGTCGGTGATGTCGCCCACCACGTTGAAGTCCAGGATAAAGGACCGCTCGTAGCCGTTCACGAAGTCCACCGCCTTCTCGCGGCACACCTCGAACATGCCGAAGTCCACAAAGTTGTCCCCCATGGGCTCTCTGGGGTCATAGATCCAGCCCACCACGGCGCCGGCCTTGGTCAGGCGGAAGCCCAGCATCTCATAGACCTCGTTGAGGAACAGGTGGCCGCGGGACTTGAGCCGGTCGTTGGCCTGGGCCTGAAGGGCCAGCAGGTAAAATTTGTTCTGCTCGGCGTTCTTCATGTAGGCGGGGTGGCCTTCGTCAAAGATACGGGCATAGGGGCTGTACTTGGAGGGGTCCCAGCCCTCGGCGGCTACGTCCACCGTCTCCTTGACCTTCTTCTCTTTACCATTCTCGTCCACCACCGTGGTCTCGATCTCCTTGGCCTTGATGTTGTAGCGCAGCTCCTTCTCCACCTGCTCGCCGAACCGCTCCAGCACACGGCCGCGGTAATCCTTAAAGTGTTTGTCCAGGGTGGCATAGGCCGCCGCCAGCGCCATGTTGCGCTTTCTCATGAGCTTGTGGCTGGTGAGGATGCAGGTGATGGACGCCGCGCCCAGCAGAACGGCGGGGGCATATAGCCTGATGTACTGGAAGCCGGTGTGGGCGTAGACCTGCATACGGTCGCCGCGGGCGTCCTCCTTGGTGTAGGTCTCTCCGGCCTGGGTAACGCCGGAATCCTCGGCGCTCTGAATCCGTTCGACGTCGTCCTGGGTCTTCTCTGCCACCTTGAGGGCCTTGGGAGTGGCTTGGCAGGCCATGACGGCGCTCACCACCACGCCGACCACGCCGGCGGCAACCAGGATTTCAGGGCTCTTCTTCTGAAGCTGGAACCCCACCTTGTTGAAGGTCAGGCACACAGATTTCATGATTTCATTGGTTTTCATCGTCAAATATCCTCCTTAGAAAATGATCTCGCAATAGATTTATAGATTTTCCCCACGTTCTGGAGATTTCCGTTGAACTCCTCCAGCAGGTCGTCCAGCTTGTCGTCGAATTTCTCGGCGATCTGCTCTTTGGCCTTCTGCACGACCTCCTTCTTGAGCTTGCTCTCGTCGATCCGGGCGACGTTCTTGGCGATCTGGTCCGCCACGCCGTCCGAAATCGCGTCATACTGGGCTTTTACCGCCGTGCCCACCCGGCTCTCGATCTCCCGCTTCGCGTCGGCCATGACCTCCTCCGTGGCCCGCTTGACCGCGGAATAGGACTCCCGCTCTACGGCCTTCTGAACCGCCTGGTCAATGACCTTTGCGGGAATATCAATCTCGGTGTTGTTGGCCAGGTTGTCGATGCTGGTGTCCAGCCGGTCGCACATCACCTTCATTTTGGAGTGGACGCCGATGGCGTAGCCCACGCCCACAAGCCCCAAAATGCAGATGCCGATTCCTACAAATGAATCTGTGTTAATCCGCATGGCGCTCCTCCTCATGCTCTCTCATGTATTCGTAATACTCGGTGTCCGTGGCGAAGAGCATCCACCGGCCGCCCACCAGACCCTTGTAGCCGCTGGAGGTCAAATATCCATACATGGCTGTGGCCTCCTTTTAGTTGATCTGGACCGTCCTCGGAAGCTGCAAGGTGTAGCCTTCCCGGGTCCGGATGACCTTTGCCGACTGAATATCCGTCCAGCCATAGCGGTTGGCCGTGTAATTGCGGCAGGTGATGCCCGCCAGGTCGTAGAGGTCGGCCACTGACGCGATGCCGTAGTTGGCGATGGCCGATTCCAGCTGATCCAGCACCAGCTCGGCGTCCCCGCGGGTCTCAAATATAATGTCGTCATATTCAAAGCCCGCGGCAGCTCTGGGCCGTCCGTACTCTCTGCGGTCATCCCGCCTGTCGTCCCAGTAGGTGAGCCGGGAGCGTCCGTCCCGCTTGCTCCTGCTTCCGCCGATGCGCCCGGAGTCGCCGAAGAGCACAATGCTGATCACGTCGGCGATGGCGTTCTTGATGCCGGGGATAATCACGTCCATCATGATATAGGACTTGACGTTCTCCCCGTCCTCCGGGACAAAGATGTTGACGAATTTCCGGGCCTCACTCTTCTTCCGGGTCTTGGCCGCTCCGGTCACCACCTTTTCCAGCTTCTTTTCCGCTTTTCCCGGTGCGGTAGAATCCGTTCTCTCCCTTGCGCTGTGGGAGTTGTTGGGATACTCTGCCATTACGGTTCCTCCTTGTAAGTGATGGGCTTGGGCTGGGGGAGTGTGATGATATAGCCGTCGTCCGTCTGGACGATCTCCGCCCCGTCCACGGAGGTCCAGCCAATCCTTGTCATCTCGTATTTGAAATCGTGGATGCCGGCCAGCTCATACAAATCCGCCGCCGTTGCGTTGCCGTAGGTGCTGATGAGGGTCTTGAGCCCGTCCAGCACCTGCTCGGCGTCCTCCCCGGTCCCAAAGATGGGCTCTTCGTACTTCACACGGTCGTACCTGTTTTCCACGGCATACCGGATCGCTCTCCGTGTCGCCAGGCTCCCCAGCGCCATACCGCCCAATAACAACAGGGTGTTTTTCAAAATACCTCTCATGATGCAATTTTCTCCTTTCAAAAGCAAAAAAGGGAAAGCACCTGAAACAGGTACTCTCCCCCGGCGAACCTCTCTTCTGCTTACTTTTCAGAGTTCCCCTCGTCGGAATCCTCCGCAGTCTCTTCGACATCGGCGTACTCGACGTCTACCGCGTCGGTCCCGGCCTTTCTGGCAGCCTTCCGCTCGGCCAGCTTGGCGCCCGCAAACCCCCAGAGCTTCTTCGCCCCGCCAATCACGGCGTAAGCCAGGAAGCCTCCGACGATTCCTGCGACCAGCGCGCCAGCGTTTCCGCTGTCAACGGCCTCATCGACCTCCACGGTCTCGTCCATAACCTCGTTCTCCATCACTCTTGCGTTCATCTCTTCCATGTCAAGTTCCTCCTTGTAAAGTTAGGTTCATTGGATGGTTCTCCATAATAGGAGATGCAATTTCTGCGGATGTCACCAGCCCAGATAGACCGGCGGGACCCGGTGCCCCAGCACCAGATAAGGGACGCCGTCCACCAGCTGGGAGCTGAAGTCCAGCTCAATGTAGCCCTTGTCGATGTCCCACCCCATGGTCTCTCCGATAGAGTCGTCGCAGGGCTCCAGGCCTATCTCCATCAGAAACTCATTGACGGTGATCTTCACCTCGTCCCGCATCCGCTTGTTCAGCGTGTTTTCCGCCCGGCGGAGGCTCTCGATGTCCGACTTGAAGCAGGTGTTGGTCAGCGGGTCGAAACAGGGGGTCTCGCCCCGTCCGGTGGAAATGAATTCCCGCTCTTTGACATTGGCCTTCTCCAGCTTGTCCTTGGCCACCGCGTCCCGGATGGCCTGCTCCTTCTTCACGCCGACCACCTCAACCGCCTTGTCCCGGTACTCCTTCAACGCGGTCTCCGAAATGGTGTAGGCCGTGACCAGGGCCGCGTTGCGCCGTGCGCTGATGGAACTGGCCCCGATGATGCAGGCCGCGGAGCATACGCCGGCGACGACCGGGGGAATATAACATTTCCAGGTGGTCTTGACGATCTCGCCGGTGGTCAGGCGCTTTCCGTCTCGGATTTCCTTTTCGTCCACCATCCGCAGGGCCTTGGGGGTGGCCTTGACCGCCATCACAGCGGCGGCGGTCATCCCGGCGATGCCGATGCCTGTCAAAATCTCCGGGCTGTGCTTTTTCACGGTTTTCTGCAACGCTTTCAGGGCGTTTGAAATTGCTTGTTTGTTCAAGACGCCATCTCCTCTCATAAATATCAATGTTTTCATCGCTCCAGCTTCTCGATCTCATCGAGGAATCCCCTCACGGTTTCGGCCGCGATCCGAAAGATCCGGTGCTGCTGGTCCGTGACGCAGGTCTCGGCGTATAGCCCCAGCTTCGCGGCGAAACGCTCTACCGTCTCAGAGGCCAGTGTCCACGGGTGGTCCCAGACCTGTTGCAGCAGCTCCTCCACCGCCCAGCGGGAAAAGCTGACTTCCTCCGCCTCGTGCCTGGGCCAGTCGGACCTTGGCGGCTCCTCAAAGCCGTTCAGGACCTCCATGAGAAAGAGGATCGCCCGTTCGTTCATGGACAGCGGCTCCTGCAAAAGCAAAGAGCCCCGGTCAGGGCTCCTCGCTTTCCTTTTCTCCATGTTCACGGGCGGCCAGTGCTTCATTTACCTTCTCCTCGATAATCGCGTCCTGCTCCCTTCCGTCAGCCCAGGCGGACAGCAGTGTGCCGATCCCGCCCAGGGCCATACCTACAAAGGACAATACCTTAAATATCGTTTTCGAGTCCATAAAGTCAAACCTCCTGTTAAATATAGATTCTCCATAATAGGAGATGCAATTTCTGCGGAGCCCTCAGAGATCCATGTCCTCGTATTCACGCTCGCTTACCGGCGGGAAGGGTGCGTCGATGATGTAGCACTCCACCTCGCCGTTGAGCCCGTCGTCCACCACGGTCTTTTGGTGGTCAAAGTCCACCCAGTAGAGCCCGTCCGAAACCATCCAACCCACCTCGTCCCCGCCGGCCACTGGGTCAATACCCAGGAACTCGTAAAACTGGTTCAGGGTAATGAATCCTCCGCCCAGGGCAAAGTTCCGGTTGAGGTGGTATTCGGCCTGGAGCACCTGGCTGATGGTAGCCTGAAAATACCGCTCCGAGATGGCGTCGTAGAACAGCCGCTCCTCCTCGCCGGCGTCCTCAAAGTCCAGAGAGGACGACCCGATCAGGGTGCCCGCGTAGATGGGCTGCTTTTTGCTCTTTTCGGCAGCTAAGGCTTCCATGATCCTCCGGTGGGCGTCTATGCCGTGGAGCTCCTTGACCTTGCGCTGGTAATCGTTGTAGGACCGGCTGACCAGGGCGTAGGCGCTGACCAGAGCCGCCTGCTGACGCCGGTTGAGGGCATTTGCTCCGAAAATACACCCGATTACAGCGATTCCCGTGGCCGCCGCCGGTACATAGCATTGCCAGCAGGCTCCTATCGTCTCCATTCGGGTCAAATTTCCGCCATTTTCCGCCTTTTTGACCGCTTTTGCCGCCTCAATGCGCTTGAGGGCCTTGGGTGTGGCTCTGACCGCCAGAGCCGCCGTAGCCACCACCCCCGCCGCGCTAATAACGGTCAATATCGTAGGTGCCGCCTTTTTGACCGCTTTCCCGGCTCCGTGGAGCAGGGTCGTTTTTGCATTCACGTCCGTATCCTCCTTAAATATAATCAAAGATGTGGTGCTTCCGGCAGATCTCGCAGAATTCCTCCTGCAAAGCCCGGCGCACCTCCACAACAACCGGGACTGCGGGCGGCTCCGGCGTCTGAATGGAATGACCCAGCTCCTGTTCCACGAAATCCACTACCTTTCCGGCCGTACCCTCCAGAACATAGCCGGTATAAGCGGTAATGACAAGCTTTTCCCGCTCTGTCAGCTTGGGCTTGCAGCGGAACCGGCGGTATTCCTTGAGAAGCTCCTGAATACCGAAGTCCTCGGCGGCCTTCTTCCAGTCCAAATGGCGTTTGTCCGCGTCGAGCACCACCATGCCATACTTGATGGACCGCACCAGCTCCTCCACGCTGGCTCCGTACCAGCACATGTCGCCGATCAGATTGGTGGTCTTGCCCAGCTCGATCTTGTGCTGGTTGGGGTGCTTGAAGACCGGTATTACCTGGCCGGGAATGGCGTACTGGCTCTTGTAGTCAAACTTCTGGAGCTCCTCAAAAGCCTCGTCGGTCAGGAAGGGGCGGATGCCGCGCTCGCTCAGAATATCAAGATAGGTCTTAGCCATAATGTTTTCTCCTTTTCGAGTGTTAAATCTGAATCACTGCGTCGGGATTGAGGACCACAATGGAGTCACAGTCCCCACCCATACAAAGCGAGATATAAATCATCGGCCCGCTGGTCTTGGTATTCCTCCCCATACCAGCAGAGTTCAACAGCGTCAATTCCTCGCCGCAGACATTCCACAAAGTCAATTTCCTCCCACATGCCGGGCGGAACGTCTCTCACCATCGGAAGCTGTCGCAGATCGTTCAAATTATGAATGACCGCTACTTTTTCCGGATTTCGCATGATAAACTGAAATGAGGGTTCTGCGGCGCAATCCCGAAAGGAATTCTCCTCGCACCATTTGGCCCAGCCGTAGGACGCACGTTTTCTCGATGCCCATAGACCTCCGTGGGGCTTTACCCAGGAGTATTTCGTGTTTACCACCGGAAACCCATGGCTCGGATCGAAGGCGTCCGCGCCATAATGAATGTAAACTTCTCCAGTCATTGTTTCTCCTTTTCCGTTTAATCAAAATATAATCCGTCCAGAATGGACTGGGCCGCGTCCCTGGAGATAGAAAAGACGAACCGTGGGTCGTCCTCTTTTGCTGTGGCAGACATCCTCTCCACAAATCTCGCTACTACGGCGGTAGGAGAGTCTCCTTCATGCCTGCCAATCTCCTGGAGCAGCTGTTGCAGGGTAAATTTCTGAATGCTGAGCTCCTCAAAATACTGGTCGTTGGGCGGAGCAAGCTGCATGTTGTATTCGATGTCGCCGATAAGGTCCTGTATAAAATCCCCCATGACCACATCGGGGGATCCAATTTCCGCTTTCATGGCGTCAGGGCTCGTAGGGGACCTGCTCCACGTCCCCGCCGGGAACGGTCACCGACCGCATCAGCCGCCCGGTCACCTCGTCAAAGTAGATGGTGTCCGCCATGTGGTCCCAGTCCTCGAACTGCTCCGAGATATTTTTGCCACGGGACCGCCGCAGGGCAATCAGCTCCTCGGCAATGACCCGCCGCCACGCCCTGGCAACCGGCTTCCGACTCTGGGCAAGGACGTTGTAGAGTCCGCTCTCGGTGAGGAACGTCACCCGCCGGTGTTGACCCGCCACTTCCGATGACAGCACCAGCCTCTCGTCCTCTTCGCAAAGGTTGGTCAGGTTCCAAATATTGTTCGGCCCATAGTCCATCAGCTCAGCGACGTCCCCCGCCTTGAACAGGGGCTCGTCCAAATCCCGATACACCGGGAGGGTACAGGTCTTGAACTTGATCTCGCCCACAATTTTAACTTCCATGCTCATTTTCTCCTTTCAAATATTGCTCCGTTTGTATTCTTTTGCCCGGTCCCGCAGCTGTTGGAACAGAATATCCGTGAGACCCATCGCAAATTCATTGATTTTCGCCTGCGCCCCGTCTGGCAGAGAGGCAATGCTCGACACGTTATAGGTGGCGAATATGGCCCGCTTTACAATATCCCAGCCCGTCTCTCCGGAAATCCGGTTTGGAAACACAAAGGCGCGGTCCTTGGGATGATGATACGAGCGGTTGAACTCCCTTGCCAATTTGAGAAAGTGCTGATGCGCCGGCCGCAGGAAATCCCTCTGTTTGCACTTTTTGCAGTCCGGACCGGCGTCCGTGAATCCGTTCAGTTCGTATCCGCACGACCGAACCAGCTTCGCAATGTCGTCCAGGGTCTTTTTCCCCGCGCCCCTCGCCTTTGCAATGTCGTCGCGGGTCAAATTCAAAATATCCCCTAACGTGCGAAGACCGAGACGATGCGCCAGAACATTGTAAGCGCGTACTGAGAACACATCGTCTTCGAGGTGCTCGCTCCAAAGAACTTCAAGCTCCGTGTCCAGCGGCCGTTTCTCCATGGTAAACTCCTTTCCAAACTTGTTTTTTTCTCCATGCAAAAGCGAAAGAGAAAGTGCCGGACTCGAACCGGCGGCCTCAGGCATTTCAGCCTGCGCTCTACCATTGAGCTAACTTCCTCTCCACAATAGAACCTGCGGAATCTGCGGAAGAAAGACAAAAGCCCCTGTTATGGGGCCTCTGCCTCAGAGCCCGATGCTCTTCAATAATTTGTCAAGCTCTTCCTTTGTGAGCTCCAGATCGACGTCCAGATGTACGTGTGTCTTTTCATCAACCACCGTTGTCCGCAGCCGGTTGAGCCGAATATCCATATCGTAGCCCAGCTTCTTACGCACAACGGTCCTTGCGATTTTTGATACAAGTCCTGCTGTAAATTTCGATTCCAGTCTCATTTCGTCCATGCCCCTTTACCTCCTTTTACGAGCATCGTTCTCCGTAATAGGAGCTGCGAAATAAGCGCAAAAATAAAAGGAAAAGCCCTTGTCTGGGCCGTTCCCTTTAATAAATCCAGTTTTCTTTTGCAAAGAACAGCGGAACTGCAATCATCCCGATAAATACCAGCGCCGTGGCGTCCTGCTCCAGGAATGTCGGAACACTCCCGCAGAGCATCAGCCCCACAGCGTACAGCTTGTTCTTGAATGTTTTCATAAACCGCAACCCCTTTCAAAATCAGTTGGTTTCTCATAAAGGAGGTTGTCAAATCGGCGTATGGTCGAAGACCGTCTCCCAGGGCTGCTTGGGCAGGGGCTTCATCTTCAGCGCCCACATGATCTGCCGGATGGTCACGGTGGGGTAGAGGCCGTCCGTACCCGTCCCGGCCCGGCGGTCAAAGAACGCCCGAAACCGGGGGTGCAGATATAATGGGTCCGTCAGCCACTCGTCTACCTCGGCCCAGAAGGTGTGCTTCGTCTCCGGGTCGTACCGCTGCTGAATCACCGCCAGACCCCGTTCGCCGACAAGGAACAGGGTGCAGTGGTTATAGACCGGATGGTCGCAGCAGTAGCGCTGTCCGTACATGGAAAGATAAATGGGCGGCTTCTCGTAGTGATAGCGCATGTCTGCCTCCAAATATAAAAGAGGAAAAGCCCCTGTTACAGGGCTCCTCCTCTACGTTGGTCATGCTTAGTCGTCGAACATTCTGCACGACGGCTTGCAGTAGGGGTATGGGCCTCCGCACGCTCTGCACCCGGCGGGCGGCATGTCGTTCCGGAAGACCAGGTAGTCATCGCCTCTTTCATCCTGTACGAGCTCCATCGGATCTCCGCTCTCATACTCGTACTCCATCTCGTCAATCTCCCATCCGCAGGACGGGCAGGCGTAAATATCACAACCTCCTCTTGGGTCTTCTCTCCGGTCCATCACCGCCCCGCACCGGTTGCAGATCGCGAACCCCGGTTCAGGTAGTCCATCAGTTCGTCTCCTGCCGGCCGAATGACCTTTTTACCCTTCTTACGCATTTGCATTACCTCCTAAGTCGTCCGGGCCTTGCGGCTCCGGCTGATATTGAGGTAAAGAGCGCTCTCTCCTCATAAAACGCCTTGTAAATTTGGCGAGGACTATGGTAAAATGGAGACATCCTTTATGTATGGAGGGGCGAATATGGCTGTTTGTATAGAATGCGGCAAAGAGTTTGATGTTGCCGCCGTGAGACGAAAGCTCAGTCGAGAATATTATAAGGGTGTTTACGACGATCAATACCCAGACGCCAATGTTTGCTATGATTGCGCTCTTCCCGACATCAGCGCCAGTTGGGGGACAGGAGAAGACCAAATCAAAGACATGGGCTCCGGTTGGGACCCTGACTAAAAAAGCAAGAGTCTTCGTCAGACCCTTGCTATTGCGGAGTTATCCGTTTGGAGTGCGTCTTTTCTCGTCAATGATTTTGAAGTTATTGATCCATTTTTCCATCAACGCGATGGGCTCTCGCATAACCGCCGCAATTTCTTCTGCATTTTTCCCAGCGTCATATAAGCGGCGTGCACGCCCAATGCGTAGAATCAATTTTGAACGTTTCAATTCTTCTGTCATTTTCATTTGCGAAACCTCCTTAAATTCAGATTTCTCCATAAAACACCATGCCGAATATGCGGATAAAACGAAGAGACTGTGCTGTCTGCACGGCCTCTTCATTTTCTTTTCGAGCCTATTCGTTACTTTGTCGGCCGAAAACGGCTGAACAGATTCCTGAACGTGGTGGACGAGTAAACCCCGGACTCCTCAAACTTGAATCCCCGTCTCATCCAGATGCCGTAGAACATCAGCGGCAACACCAGTTCCGCGCCGGCTACCGCAATGCGCACATACCGGTCGATCTTCTGCTCCCGAAGCTGACGGTTCTGAAGCTCCTCCTCACGGGCGCGGTCGGCATCCTTGCAGGCAAGCTCCTCCCTGCGCTGTCTGCCGTCCATCTCCCGCCGCTCGGACTTCTCATCCACGTCGGCCTGGGCCCTGATCTCCTCGATACGCAGCTTGTGCAGCGCCGCCAGATCCCGGATCGCTTTCGCTCTCTCCTCGTTTCCGGACGGAAGGGTCCGCAGATTCGCGAGCTCCGTCTCGATCACATCATCCAACAACGTTTTAATCTCTGCCATATGCTTTTTCTCCTTTCAAAAATCAGAATTGGCTCCATAATAGCCGATGTTATTCGTGCGTACCCGGCGTTCGATGTCTCTTGCGGCCGCAGGGCTGTGGTGCTATACTCATAAAAAGAACTATTATTCTTCGGAAAGGATGGCTTATACCCATGACGATTTATGCTACGCAAGAGAGACCTGGCCGTGTCACGCATAGTTATTATTGGAATGAGTATCGCCTGGAAGATGGCCAAATTGTCCTTTACAGATGTGGACGGAAAAGGATTTTCGATGGTCGGGAAAACGAATGGGTCCATTCCGAACGGCGAAAGACCTCCTGGACCATTGACGATCCTGATTTGCCGGATTGGTTGCACAAGTATATATCGAAATGAAAAGAAAGGGGCGCCCGTTATCGGACGATCCCCTTCTTTTTCGCGTATTTCAACAATTCATCGTCATCTCTGAGAAGGTCGTCGCCCATATCGACCCCTTTCCAAATCATACGGTCTCCCAGTTCCGTCAAGCAGGAGCCGATATCGACCAGCCACTGTGTCATCCAGAGTTTCAATTTCTTCATTACAATACACCTCCATAAAGGCCTATGTCATTCGTGCGGCAGGAAGTCCTTTACCTTGACCCGGAAGACCACCCGTTTCTTTCGCATAACGGTTCGTATATCCGTATCCAGCTCAAGATATAAATGAGGACCTTCGTCCGCGAAATCGGAATGGTCCACCCGCAGGTCGCCGACCGGACGATCCTGGAACAGACGCATACCGATCAAAATTCCGATACAAAGCGCCGCAATCGCTGCAATAATCTCCAAATTCAACCCCTCCTTTGACACTGTTTTCTCAAATTTTCCACCCGGGAATTTTTCAGGATATCACTCTAACACGCTTTCCGGCCGGCTGCGTATGGAAAATAGAAAGCAAAGGGCCTGCTCAGCCCTTGCTCCTGGATTTGAGTTTCCATTTCAGCTGTTCCAGCTTTGTGGAAGCCGCGTTCCTGACCTCCGGAATGGACGCCAACGCGACCGCCATCGTAACGGCGGGCACGATCACCTGTCCGATCCAAAGCCTCAGCTCCCGGCTTGCCTCGATTTGCTTGTAAGTCATAATGGTATCACCTCCATAATAGCCGCTGCCGTTTCTGCGAAATACAAAAAGGAAAGAGCCCGCGTTTCCGCAGGCCCAATCCTTACTCTTCGTATTCTTCTAATGCTTTTTCCAATTCGATGATGTGCGCTATCCGAAGTATGATTTCATCTAATTCGTCCTCAAGCGCAAAACTGTTTTCCCATAAGTCTTCAAATCCACCCGGGTTCTTGTCATTTTCCCGAATGAATCGGACTAACTGTTTCACAGCATTGAACTTGTTGTCCGCCACCTTTTCCAAAATCGTTTTCTTCATGGCATTTCACCTCCATAAAGGAGCCTGCCTATTCCGCGGACTTGTCCTCGTACACAACCCGTTTCCTTAGGGCACTCCATGGAACATACCGCTCCTTCCGGCAGACCGGGCACCAGAACCGGCTTGTCTTTCCGCCGATGTCCACCAGATCGCCGCAGTCGGCCTCCAGCCTGCTCCCGCAGTTCGGGCAGTTGAACCGGTAGCATTGCCGGACAGCCACGTCCACAACCCGCAACCTCAATCCCTCCTCTTGCTCAGCAGCCAGAAGAACCGTCTGTACGCGGCGTAATAGACGTCCCGGCAGCAGGGAATATCATACTTCATCTTCAGCGCATCGTAGGACAGCCCCTCGGTCACGCCCCGCAGCAGATAGGAGTAGAGGTCGGGCTCCGCCTCGATGGCCGCCTGCTCCACCATCTCCATGCGCTCCCCGAAGAATATCCGGGACTGGGCGCACCGCTCTGTTGGGTCGCCCTTCGCCTGCCCGCAGCTCACAAAGACCTGGAGGTCGGCCGGCCGCCTGCTCAGCCCATCCAGGGCCAGTCGGGCCTTTTTCCAAATGGGGTATTGCAGGCAGAAATGCTTCAGCTCGTAGTAGCGGTGCTTGCCGATCCAGTAGGGGTTCTTCTGTGAAAGCTCCGGGCGCATGTCATTTCTCATCGTCGTTCTCCTCTCCAGAAATATCCGGTTTCCTCGTACAATCGTTTTGGCGAGATGTAGAAATTGATCCGGCCATACCGGGAATCCATCTCCTCAATGCTGGCCACCAGATTGCCGTTCCGGGTCGCCTTGCCGATGGGCAGCCAGCCGGAGATAATTCCGGCCCTCACCCAGGACGCGTCTTTTCCATAAACACGGGCCACCACCGCCACAGGGACGGAGCCCGGATGGAACTCTTGTTCATTCATCGGCGTCTGCCTCCTTTCAACGGCTATTCTAAGGGCGCAGCCCCGTTTTCGTAAAAACAACCTCGGTGGAAAGAAAAAGAAAAG